CCCACGGCGAGGCGAAAGCGTACTTGAGGATGGGCGCGCAGGTCGCGGATCAGCCCGCCTGATTCCATCAGCGACAGTTCATCACAGCGCCTTGCCTCGGCTGTGCTCTGGTGCATCACGCCGGCCCGGCAGCGTAAGGGGCGGTTGCCGAACTTGCCTCGTCTCACTTCAGAACCTCGGCCACTCGGCTTGGTCACTTGTCCTCACCGTTCAGCAGACGCACGGTCGCACAGGGCCAGTGCTCGTCCCCCGTGAACTCGTCCGGCTCGCCGTCGTGGCCAAAATGGCAAACATGGCAAACCTCATAGAGCAGGCCCTCGGCGCAAGTCAGGCCGACCTCGGCCACATCGAAAACTCCTGGCCCCTCGGCGGCATGGTCATGGCCACACTCGTCATAGATTCCGTACTTGGAATGCAGGGCCAGCACCTTCTCGACGCGCTCGGCCAGCAGGAATCCCGCATGAGCACGCACCATAAGCACGTCGAATGCCTCGCGGTCCTTCGGCAGCAGCAGCAGAACATTCCCATCGGCGGGACCGTTACGTGAGTCATCGATCAGCTCGCGGATGCTCGGCTTGCTCACTTGTCCTCCTCAAACGCCGTGCAGCGTGCGCCACTCGGCCCGATCGTCAGCCCCCCATCGCGCTGCAGCGCGGCAGGCTCCCACACCCATTCCTTCGGATACTTCGGGTCGTCGGTCTCGTACAACATCGAGGAGGACAGGATCGAGCACCCCTCCGCGTTTCCGTCGCTCTCGCGGAATGCGCGGTCGCGCATGCAGCGGTCGCACCACGCCTCCTGAAACATCAGGCCCTCTTCACCGTTCGATGGACGATACGGCTTAGTCACCTCGTGACGGGGCTCCAGAACTAGCGGCAGCGGCTCACCGTCGCACTTCGGGCTGACTAACTCATGCACGTCGAACGTCTCACCGCACTTGGGACACCGGGCGCTGGCGTCGTCGTCGTGGGCGCTCATCTACTCCCCCTTGCGGCCGCTCGTCAGACAGTGATCCGCGTCTTCGGAGGCATCGGACAGGCGCTCGTGGTCCCCTCACACGGTGCCTTGCCGCAGCCCGGACAGAGCGCGCAGCCCGTCCCAGTGCTGGTAAACGTCGAGAACCGCGCACCCATGTTGCAGGCGCACGTATACGTCACCGGCGGCGGGGTGGTTCCATTCCACACCGTAGGCGCGTAGATCGGCGCTCCGCACTTCGGACAGCTACCAACCTGAGTCCACATCCGTTACCCCCCTCATCTACTCCCCCTCGCTGGCTCCCACCCACTCGCGCGCGGATCGGCGGGCATCGACTCGCGGGCATTCTGCGTACCAGATTCCAACCCTCACCAGCCCTCGTCTCCTGGCTCGCGGTCGCCACGCGGCAGCTCGCGGTCCCCGATCGGCATAGCCTTCACGACATCCCTGCCCGTTTGTCCGGTCGCGACCTTCGCGACTTCGGAGAGGTACTCGAACACGTCGAGATGCCCGTAGGTCGATGGCGGGCAGACGCGAATCGCCCTTGTGTACCGGCGCTCCTCCTCCCAATCGCGCCAGAACGGGTACGGGTCGATCAGTAGGGGCCGCTCATCAGTTGCGTCCTCTGCTCGCCTGAAGCCGTCCTTGACCGCGCCGTAGGTCTGCACCTGCCAGCGGTCGCGCTCGTCCTTCGACTCGAAGATGCGCGCCGGCTCACGCCCGTCACTTCGCCGCAGTCGCCGTTCCACGTTCCCTCTTCACCGCTTCGAGGTTTCGCTCGAGGTCGCGCACGGTGCGAATCAGATGATCGTCGGTCATCGTCTCGAGCCTGAGCTTGCTGCGCTCGCGGCCGTCCTTCGACACCCAGGTCGCTGCTTCTAGCAGGATGTCGGTCGGATCTCGATCAGGTTCGAGCGCGCCGTGCTCCCGGATCAGCCGGTAGCCTTTGCGCTCCAGTTCCGGGCGTCTGCCGGCGATCAGCGGGTTGGCGGGCACGGACGGGCCGCGGGCGGTGTCCTGGGGTGGCACCGGGGCAGGGCCAGGCGTAGGCGCTGGCCTAGGCTCTGGTAACGGAGTAGGAGATGGTAACGGCGGGCCTATGGAGTGCATAGGCGCCACCTGTCGCGCGGCCTGTTCTTTCTTAGGCCGACCCCTACCGGCAATTAGGCCACCGGCTATCCCGCGTTTGGACTGCTCCTCACGAAAGACCCTCTCGTTTTCGATGTCCCGGACCACCCGCTCATGGTATAGCCTCCCGTCCCGCTCCTTGAGTTTCCCCCGCTCGAGCCAGTACGCGAGCGCACGTCGAACATCGGCGGGGCGCATCCCGAGGATGGCTCCGAGTTCCTCTGGATCGGCCGGGAGCTCGCCGCCCTGGATGTGGGCATGGAACAGAAACAGCGGGTAGAACGTGCAGGAGACGAAGTCCCGTTGTGCCAGGGCGAGCTTCACGGCAGGGTCGTTCACGTAATCCGCTGGAGCCCAGCGCATCAGATGGATCGGCTTCATGCCTTCACACGCCCTCGCCGGCGCCCTCGCCGGCGCCCTCGCCGGCGCCCCAGCCCGCGCCCGCGCCCCAGCCCGCGCCCGCGCCCGCGCCCTCGCCCCAGCCCGCGCCCGCGCCCGCGCCCGCGCCCTCGCCCCAGCCCTCGCCCGCGCCCGCGCCGGCGCCCTCGCCCCAGCCCTCGCCCGCGCCCGCGCCCGCGCCCGCGCCCGCGCCGGCGCCCGCGCCGGCGCCCTCGCCGCTACGAGGCATGGCCCACGAACGCCGCGAACGTCGCGACGGCCTCCGGGGAGCAGTCATGGATCGCACGAACGTCCAGCACCAGCGTGCTCGCAATGGGTGCCCCGATGCGGCTCTCGGCGACGCGAGGCCCGCACAGGCCGTATGCCGCCAGGCTCGTGATGCCGCCCTTGCGGCCGTACCAGTACCGGATGCTTCGCGCGTCGTAGACGCGCACGGACTTCGTGCGCGCGATCTCCGCATCGGTCGCCTTGATGCGCCCGTACCAGAGCCCCCAATCGCCGTTACCGACGATCACCCAACGGCCTGTCTTCGCCATCTTCATCGAATCCCCCTTGTATCCAGCAAAACAAAGCGCCATGAATGGTCGCGCTCGCGCGCGCAGTCGATCTGCCAGCCGACGGCGCCGAGTTCGTGGACGCGGGGCTGCGGCGCCATCAGCCAACACGACCCCGTAGCGCCCGCGTCTCGAAGAACCCCACGAGCACGACGTTCCGCGCCATGATCCGCCGCGCCAGCAGCGAACGCCACGAGTTGTTGCACCGGAACCCCTGCCGGTCCTTCGTCAGCCCCCGCGAGCTCCGGCGCACCAGCGCCAGATACAGGTTGATCTCCCCGCGCCGGTCCCCTGCCGCCCGGTCCTCCGTCGCCAGCCGCACCACCTCGGCCTCGACGTAGCGGCCCGCCTCCGTCTCGATCCACTCCGCGAAGGCCCGCTCTACCCGAGACTCGCCGGGGAGCGCCCGCTGGCCCCTCCGGGCTACCGGATGAGCCCGGTTGTAGGCCCGGTCGTAGCAAGCCCCGTTGTGGTACGCCTGCGCTGCTCTGTGCGGCACGAATAGGAGGCCGCAGCCGGCGCATTCCTTGGCCGCCAGAGCGCCAGACTCGCCCGTTACGGCCAAGTGAGAACTCAATCTAGCCCCTCCGCGTCGAGGATCGCTTTCCCGACCGCTGCCGCGCACTGCGGGACGACGGAGTTGCCGAGGGCTTTGAGCGCGGCCCGGCGGTAGCGTGAAAAAGCCACTCGTCCGAGAGTGCGGACGGCGGGGATAGCCATCCGTCCGGGAGCCCAAGCAGTTGCGCCACCCAATCGGGGTTGAGTCCATCCCGCGAGCCTCGGCGCTTCCCAGGGGTGCTGCTGCTCCCCTGGTCGAGCAGGCCAGCGGTTCGCGCTTCCGCCGTGAGGGCCGGCCGCTTCGGGCTGCCCGCCTGCTCGCAGTCCTGCGCTGTCGGTGTCGCCCAGCGATTGGCCTGAGTCCCCAGGTTGACGCCCACAGGATTCTCCGGGGTGCCCCTTGTCCCCTGCGTCGGCCCGCTGTCCTTCCAGTCCCGTGCCTGTGGGCTCGCCCACAGGCCGTTCGCCGCGTCCGTCAGCGTCGTCCCCGGATGCCGCCCGCTCTCCGTCGAGTAGCCCGCCGATCCGCTCGCCCGGCTGTCCTCGCCCGTCGCCGTGGGCCATAAGCGGGCCGCGGCCGTGAGCGTCTCCGCAGTCCCCCGCGCCACATGAGCACCCGCGCTCTCGCTGTCCTCCGCGCGTGGCGCGGGCCACTGCCGCACCTGCCCCCTTGGAGTCACCCAGTCTTCCAACGATCCAGATCCGGTCCCGCCCGTGCGGAGCGCCGACATGTCGGGCACCAACAACGACCGGCCAGACTTCGTAGCCCGCACTCTCAAGCTCACCGCACACCCAGTCAAGCCCGTGAGGTTCGAGGCTAGCGAGGCCGCGAGGGTTCTCTGCCACGACCCAGCGGGGACCAACCTCGCGGCAGACGCGGAGAAACTCAGGCCAGAGCCATCGCACGTCAGCACTTCCCTGCCGTCGTCCTGCCACGCTGGCGGGCTGACAGGGCGGGCCTCCGGCAACAACGTCAACTGCGCCGCACGCCGCCTTAACCGCATCGCCCGTCACCTCCCGCACGTCGTTCCATCGTGGCAGTCTTGGCCAGTGCTGCTCCAACCAGAACCGGCACGCGGGGTCGATCTCGCACTGCCCGACCGTCTGCATCCCGGCCCACTCCAGACCAAGGTCGAAGCCGCCTATGCCGGAGAACAGAGAGAGGACGCGCATTCACGGCTTGCGCCATGCCCGCAGCGCCCGGCGCGGATGGTTGTGCATAGCTTCAGAACTCGCCGTGTCCGCCACGCGCGACACATGGAACAGCACGGTTACTGCTGTCCATCGCAGCTTCGCGTCACGCCTCGTGAGGGTCATGCCGGCGTCTCCTCGGCGAAGAGCCGCCCTTGCGAGTCCTCGGCGCGCAGGTAGCCGACCGCTTGCTTGAAGTAGCTCTCCTTCAGCTCGACGCCAATGAAGCGGCGCCGGGCACGGAGCGCGCACACACCCTCGGAGCCGATGCCCATGAACGGCGAGAGCACGACGTCGCCGGGGTTTGACCAGAGAACCAGAGCCCGGTCGATCACGTCGAGTTGGAGTGGGCAGAGGTGGCGCTCATCCTTCGCCTCGCGAGCGAGCGCGACATTCAGCACACGGGTCTGGTCAACCGTCATCCATACAGGCGAGGCCCACTCCTGCCATTGCTCCACCGGAAAGTCCGCTCGCTCATGCGTGATCGGCTCGGGATTGTCGCCCTCCTTTCGGAACACGAGCAGGTAGTCCGGCATACCAGCGCGCGAGCGACCAGAGTCCTTCAGGAGCTGCTTGTGGAGCAGGCCCAGCGCCTTCGTTCTCGTCATCTCGACCACGGGGGATTTCCAGATCGTGATCCGCGAAGCGAGCACCCAACCGACGGCCTCGTGGGCGCGAATGATTCGTCCCGATAGGTCTTTGATTCCGATCCGCCCGTCCTTCCATTTCTGGAGCGGCAAGTCGGAGCAGTGAACCGCAGAGAGTCGCCCCGGTTTGGTAGCGCGGTGAAGCTCATACAGCAGATAGCCGTACTGCTCCTCGAACTCGTCGTCGTTCGCCGCATTGCCCATGTCGGCCGCGCTGTCTGAGTAGACGAAGAGATTCGAGAACGGAGGCGAGTAGACAGAAAATCCGATCGACTCCTCTGGCATCTGGCGCAGCATGTCCACGCAGTCTCCGTGGTATGCCGCGAAGTTGTCCCCGTGCGCCTCGCCGAGACATCTCACAGCCATGCCGGAAGCCTCCCCTGATGACGCGGCTCGTATAGCCGCCGCTGTTCGCGCGTGGTGCCGAGTGCCCGCTTCATTGCCTCGGCCATCTCGCGGCGCATTCGGCTGTTCTCGTCAGCCTTGCGGTCCACGACGCGGCCGATATGGTCCTCGCCCTCCGCGACTACGAGATGCACCTCGACTTGGCGGAGCTGCCCGAAGCGCCAGCAACGGCGCACGGCCTGGTGATACGTCTCGTAGGAGAACGAGCGGCCGACGAAAGCCATGCGGGCGCAGTGCTGCAGGTTCAGCCCGTAGCCGCACGAGGACGGCTTCGCGATCAAGATGCGAGCCGAGCCATCAAGGAACGCCGCGACCGCATCCTCCTTCGCTTCGATGCTGTGTGAGCCGCGCACCTCGACGGTCCCGCCCGGAGCATCGCCGATGACGTCGAGCAGGGCGTCGGCTTCGTAGTTGGTGTCACACCAGACGAGCCATGGCTCCGCGCGGTCGCCCCACACGAGATCGGCGACGATCGCGGCCCGCGCGCCGGCCGTCTGGCGCTTCACGCGGTGCATGTCCGTGGCCGATACAGCCGCGTCGGCGAACAGCATCCCCGGCAGCGGCTTCGCCGCAGCCTCGCCGACACGATGCCGGTGGACTACAAACGGCGGGAGATCGAAGCCTGGCACGTCATCGCCCAGGTCACGCGGATGGTCGGCCGCCCGAGCCCAAGAGGCGACCCAATCCCAGAACGATCTGATGGCATGGCCCTTGAGTCTCCAGGTTCCCGTGCCCGCACTGTCGTTCACGAACCAGCGAACGAGCATCTCCTCACGCGTCAAGACTCCGCAGAACGCGGAGTGCTGCGCGAGCTCGGTATGGTCGTTCGGCGCCGGGGTCGCGCTCGCCGATAGCCTCCAGCGGTGTCCGGCGAAGGCCTCGATCAGCGCGCGCGAGGTCGCCCCGGTGAAGCTCTTGAGGATGCTGCTCTCGTTGAGGGCGACAGCGCCGAACGCCTGCGGGTCGAGCTTGTCCAGGCGGTCGTAGTTGCAGACGTTGACGCCCGGCCGTGCATCGTCCTGGCTGCGGATCACACGCACGTCGTAGCCGAGCGACTTGCCTTCAGCCTCGATCTGGCGCGCCACCGCGAGCGGGGTCAGGATCAGCGCGTACCCGTTCGAGAGGCGCGCCGCCTCTTGGCCCCACCACAACTCGACGCGCGTCTTTCCGAGACCGGTCCCGAGCCAGCACGCCCAGGAGCCGGCGCGGAGCCCGAACGTAGCGCAGGCTCCCTGGTACGGGAAGAGGTGATCCGGCGGCATCGGCGGGCTCTCGATCCCGCGCAACGGGGCGACGACTGCGCGGCGCGCCAGAAACTCCATGTAGGCATCGCGCTGCCCGTTCATGCCGCTCACGCCAGCACCTCTGCCCGGAAGCCGTCCCGAAGCGCAGCATCCTCAGCGGCAATGCCCCGGTAGATGTAGCGGTAGACGCCCGGAGCGATCTCCTCGACCGTGTAAGCGACCGCCCGCTCATCGCAGAGGCTCGACGGGATCACTCGACATGTAAGCCCGGAGCCGTCGCACCGTGAGCAGCGTTGCGCCAAGTCGAAGTTCATCGTCCGTGTCCCATGCTTGCGACCGTGATCGGCGGCGGCTTCAGCGGAACCGAGCACGGATCAATCACGGGGCCGTAGACCTTCACGGCCGGCCCGCAGCCCGACAGCAACATGCCGAGCATCACGATCGCGACCACGGAGCGAGGGGCGCCTCTCCCGGGTTCTGTCTCCCGTGCGGCGACGTCAGGACATTCGTCCCGCAACGCCCCTCGCTCCCTGGCCACGAAACGGCCGGGCGGGAGCGGGAGTTCGGATCTCCCGCCCGGTTGCTCACCCTCCATCTCCAGGCCTAGGCCATCCAACTCCTTCCCGATGAACGTGCCCGGCCCGCCCGGGCCACGACGACCACGAACGACGCGGACGCGACTCCGATAGAGCAGGTCGATCACCCACAGCGCGACCACGAAGGCGAGCCAGACGCAGCCGGCGAAGTAGTCGCGGTCGCTCACTGCCGATCGACCCTCACGAGCGCGACCAAGATCACGGCCGAGCCGAGGACCGCAGCCGCGCCGCCGATGACCTTCACGGCCCCGGCGGTCGCCACGAGCCACCAGATCCCGAGGCCGATCGCGAAGACGCAGCCCCACAGCCCGAGGAGCACGAGCCCCAGCACCGTCCACAGCAAGAGCAACTCGCGCCCGTAGGCTCTCCCGCTCGTCGTCGCCGTCTGGCTCATGGCCTTCCCCCTCCTCCGCAGAAGACGCGCAGAACTTCCTGCATCGCCTGGTACCGACCGAACATCGCTCCCAAGCGGTCGAACATCTCGAGCGCGCTCATCACGCGGCGCGTCTCGTCCGCGACCTTGGCGATGGCTTCGGTGTCGGGGCGAGTGGCGCCGCACCGCGGGCACCGGCGCAGGCTCGCTGCGCGGATCGGCTGCGCGCAAAGGCACGTCCACTCACTCTCACGCGGCGTCGGGCCGCTGCTCATGCGCCTTCTCTCCTGCCCCTCGGCGGCGGGACGCGGATGCCCTCCTCCGTCGCGTGGTCGATCACGGCCTGCAGGAACACCGAGAACTGCGCGACCGTGAGATCCGCGATCGAGGGCGGCTCTCGCATCTCGACCGCTCCCAGCTTGCGGTAGGGCCAGAACTCCACCGGGACGATGGGCGGCAGGTGCTTCTCTTTCAGGCGGAAGTGCAGCTCGCCCGGATCGGCCCAGCCCCACTCGTCGGCGAGGAGAGGGAGCACGGTCGAGCGGTAGTAGCCGTGCTGGTCCTGCGTCGGCCGCTCTGCGCCGGTCCGCGTCACGGTCACGTAGACGTCGTGGCCGGCATGGCGCTTGAGGGCCGTCCGGAATGCGGCGACGTGGTGGATCTTCAGGATGCCACGGTCGTCCACGCGGGCCTCGTGGCGGGTCATCACGAACGTCCCTTGCCTTGCCTTGCCTTGCCCTGCCACGCCATACCCATCCCAGCCGCGCCTCGCCATGGCGTGCCTCGCATCAGATCGTTCCGAGCATCAGCTTCAGGCTGTCGCCGGGCTTCAGCTCGTTCCGCTTCGCCGCTTCCATGTTCGCTCCGAGCCTCTGCATCGCTCGCGGGCTAGCCATCGCTTGGATAGCCCCGGCCTGCGCCGCGATGATGTTGTGCTCGCGTCGCTTCTCGGGAGGCAACGCGTCCCACTTCTCGACATTCGCGAGGGCACGACGCGCTCGCCTGGCCTGCCGCCCGGCCTTGTGCGTCCGCAGGCTCCCGATGTCGATCTTCAATAGATCGTCCGCTCGCTTGAGTCCGACGTTCGGAACCGCGACGAACTCGAAGCCGGATTCGCGCGAGAGGATCGCGCAGGCTCGCGCGACGTGATGTCGCCCGGTGGTTTGCGGGTTGTCGCCGATGGCCTCGGCGAGCGCAGCGTAGGGCACTACCTCAAGCTCTGCGGCTTGGCTCAGCAGCTTGACTGCCGCCCACGTCTCCGCGCTGCGCTCTGGAATCGACTTGCCTACTGCCATCGGCTCCCCCCTACGAACGTCCCTTGCCTTGCCTTGCCTGGCCGCGCCGCGCCGCGCCTTGCCTCGCTTGGCCTCGCCTCGCCGAACTCAGTTCCAGCGGATCGACTTCACCGCGAACCGCCCGTAGTACCCGTTGTTCCTCGGGCGAAACCGCCCGATCCCGATGAAGTTGCCCGCCTCCCGGAGATGCTGCTCGAACACCTCCGGTGTGATCGTGTCGTCGAGAATGTGGAACTGGACCTTTCCGCTCCACTTCCGCACCAGCGGGAAGCACTTCGACACCCGCTTCCCGTCCCCGCGCCGGCCGCTCGCCGGGACGAACAGCCACTCGCCTTCGACCTCTTCCTTCTTGATCGGCAACGGCAGCCCTTCCAGCACCATCACTCCCGCCTCGAAGTGCTTCGTGTAGGTGCTCTTGCCCTTGCCGGGGATCTGCATCGAGAGGTACTTCGCGATCTCGGCGATGCAGTTCTTGAACGCCATCGGGGGGATGAAGAGCTTCCCCTCGGAGTCGACATGGCACCGCTCGCGCCACGTCCGGATCTCGTAGTCCTTCGCCGTTTCCGTGTCCGCTCCTGTCGGCCTGCCGAGCTTGGGTATCTCGTAGTGCTTGCCCTGGCTGTACGGCGAGATCCCCTCAAGTTCTACGGTTGCGATCCTCATTGCCCATCCCCCACTCGTTAGAACGCCCCTTGCCTTGCCTTGCCTTGCCGAGCCCAGCCAAGACCCGTCTTGCCGGGTCTGGACGCGCGTTGCCTGGCCCAGCCAAAGCCTTGCTGCGCGGTCACCCGAGCCTCCGCGTCAGCGCCTCTTCGAGCTCGATCGAAACACCCGGAATCGTCCGCACGCCCGCGGCCACGGCCGCGCGGATCGCCTTCTCATCCGGCATGAGGTACTGCCGCGGGACCGCCGCCGGATCGACGATCGAGAAGCCCCACCGCTCCCGGCTGGACACGCTCCCCGAGTCCGTCTTCACGCCCCGCGTCATCTCCCGCGGCATGTCCAGCAGCGCCACCGCCTGAGCCTTCGACGCCGCCTCAGCATCCGCCAACGCCTTCGCCCGAGCCTTCTCCGTCTTCGCCTTCTCCGCCTCCGCGAGCGCCTTCGCCTCGGCCCGCGCCGCCTCCTCCTGACGCCGACGCTGTTCCTCCTGCTCCCGAGCAATCCGCGCCCGCTTGACCTGGCGGTACGCCAAGAGCAGCCGCTCCAGAACCCCGCCCTTCCCGAAGAGCTGGTCCGCCGGATCGGTCACGACCTTGAACAGCGCGTTCACCGCCTTGACCTCGGCGTTGAGCGGATCGACTCTCGACCGGCGTAGCGCGTCAAGCTCGCGCATCGCCGCCGTCCCGCGCGCCAGGAACTCGGCCGCGCGGCCCTCCTCGGTGTCGTTCTCGATCGGCGTCCGCGCCATCTCCATCGAGATGGACCGGACCTCGCGCGCCATCATCTCGAGCTTCGCGAGCTGGGGCTCGTCGAGGAGCTGGACCGCCTCGTCCACGCTGTCGGCGGGCAGGTACCTCGCGAGGGCCGTCACGACCTCGGGGCCGCTCACGCCTCGGCTCCGGCTCCGGGCTCGAACGGGTGGCGGCAGGAGTAGCAGTAGAACGTCTGGCCCGGCTTGGGGTACTTCGACGGCTTCGCCGGATTCCCGCAGTGCGGGCACGTCGCCGTCTTGTCGCTCGCGGGCCGAGCCGCCCGGGCCCGAGGCTTCGCCGTGACCGGACGCGCGGGCTGCGACGGCACGTAGTCCTCGCCGGGTTCCCACGGCTCGTCGTAGTCGCCACCCGGATCCTGCGAGCCCACCGGCGCGCCCTGCGGGGCCGGCCGCGACTGCGCCGCCCGAGGCTTCGGCTCCTCGTGCTGCTCGTCCAAGTCCTGTGTGAACAGGTCCGAAGACGCCGTGCCCGTCAGCGCCGCGTCGAGATGCGCCCGCTTCTTCGACATCTTGACGAGCGTGTTCTCGAGGTCGTAGGGGTCCGGGTTGTCCACGTCCCCGACCTGCTGCCCCTCGATCTCGGGCGCGCCGTCCGGGAACTTCGCCCCACACCCGCCCTTCTTCGCGTAGCACAGCCAGCCGCCGCCGTACTCGTCCCGCCCCTTGGTGATCTTGCCGACGACGCCGCACGCCGGGCAGGCGCGCTCGCCGCGGCGGTAGCGGTAGCGCCGCTCCCACGAGTTGGCCGCGCCGTAGCCGACCGCGACCACGGGGCCGCTGATGTCGCCCAAGTGCAACTCGCAGCGCATCGTGACCCGCAGCGTCGGCGCCGTGATGCCATCGCCAACCTCCATCGTCGGGATGAAGTCGGGCCGCAGTCCGTAGATCGAGCAGAGCACCTCGGCGCCAGGCTTCAAGAGCGTCGGTTTCTGCGTCCCCGGAATCGTCCCGTAGTGGACACCCTCCTCCATGAGCTCCTGCTTGATCCGCTTGATGCGGTCCTGTCCGCGCTTCAGAGCGACGATCCGCTGCTCGAACTCGGCTTCGGGCATCGTCGCCATCGCCAGCATCCCGGCCTGCTCGCGCGGGGCCGCGACCGCTCGGTCCTCGCTCGTCACGACAAGTTCGCTTCCCACCCCCACCCCCCCCTTCTTCTTGATCGCCCCCCGTCAGCGAATGCGGCCCGAGACGACCGTGCGGCCTGTCCCGCTCTCGCGCATGACGCGGGCGCGGAACTCGTCGAGCACCCACCGAAGCTGAGACGTCCCGAGCGGTTCGCCCCCGACGTTGACGACGCCGGCCTCCGCGAGCTCAGACGCGATCCCCTCGAGCACGCGGCGTTCGATCTCGCGGTACCGCGCCAGGTCGCCGGTCGTGACGCGACGGTCAGTCGCGCGGCGCGCACGATGCAGGATCGTGGTCGCCCCGTCCTGCTCGTGGACCGCATAACCCTGCGCGAGGAGCGCCGCCTGCTCTGCGCTCCCGGTCCTCACCTGGCGGAATCCGTTCTCGACCTCGAGCATCATCCCCTCCTCGCGCCCCGTTTAGCCCTTGGCCTTGCGCGGCCGGCCGATCTTCGGATCAGGAGGCGCGCTACCGCTCTTGGCCGTCGCGATGAGCATTGCGACCGGCCCAGGGATTCGACATTCCCCGGAAAGCCAGCGACTGACGGCCGATTCGGACACGGTTAGATAGCGGGCCAACCGAGCCTGCCTCCAGCCCAGCGCATCTAGCGCGGATCGCAATTGGCTGCTCGTCACGGTCGGAATCTAATGCGCCCCGATGTGAAATGCAAGCATTATTTTTCTGCTAGGATCTACCTGTCGAGGGGATGGGGAGGATCACCATGCTTCTCGCCGCCGCTGCCGTAGCCGCCGTGACCGTGTGCGTGACCGTTGCCGACAAGGACGCCGCCGGCTTCGTCGTGCCGAACGCCGCCGAGCTGCAGGAGAGCGCCAAGGATCTCGCAAAGCGCCTCGGAAAGCAGGCCAAGAAGGGCGTCGCGGTGGCCGACAATGACTGCCGCCTAACGGCCCGCGTCACCTATCGCGGGATGCTCGAGGGCGCGCCCGTGGTGACCGCACATCACGGCTACGGCCTAACGACGAAGGCAACGCCGAAGACGCCGATCGTCCGCGTTGATCTAGTGCTCGGCGAGCACGTTGTCCCGTTCGAGGGCCGCGGGCTCCCGGACAATCCGTTCGCCGGCTTCGGGCGCGCGGCGAGCGAGCTCAGCGATCAGATCGTCGCCTGGATTGAGGCGAACCGGGAGGCGCTCAAATAGGGGCTCATCACCCACGCTCCCTTGCCCGCCGCTCGTTCACCTGCTCGCGCCGGTCGGCTTCGCGCTCCAGCCAGGCGGCGACCTTCATGTCGGAGGGTCCGGCGGTCCCTCGGAGAGATCCGGCCGCCGTCCGCATGTCCGTGATCGTGACCGTGCCCTCGCGCCGGAGCCGCAACGCCGCGTAGTGCGCCGCGTCCCCGCGACGCTTGGCCTCGCCCTTCCCCTTCCGTCCAAGCATCGCGGCGGCCGCCGCCCGCTCAGCCTTCGTGGACATGCTCACCCCCGAGGGGATGAGCCTACGTCGCGCTGGCGTCACGGGCAAGGGCCCGCTCCTCGTCGGCCACGTCGTCGAGCATCTTGCGGAGCCTGATCCGGGCCCGGTCCGCAAGGTCGAACGTGGACGAGGACGGCTCCTCGTTCGCCATGAGCTCGAGCGCCTGGCGGTAGGCCTCCTCGACCGCGGCGCGGTACGTCGCGAGAGTCGCCATCCTCAGAACTCCTGATCCATGTCGCCGGAATCGATCGGGCCCGCGAGCGTGACGCCGACATCGTGCCGGGCCATCTCGCGGTCCGCGCAGCCGAGGCAGATCGGTCCACCGTCGCCGATCGCATGCGGTGCCTCGGGGTCCATCCGGCCACCGCAGCTATCGCAGCAGAGCCGCACCTCCCGTGCCGCGCGGTCGCGGGCCTCGCGCTCCTCGCGGATCGCGTCCCAGTCCGGTTCCAGCATCTCACGCGGCTCGTCCTCGTCCGGTGACGAGCACTTCCAGTCGTCGTAGCTCTGCATCACACCGTCCCCTGTTCTGCTGCGATCCGGCGCAGCCGCCGTACGATCTCGACCGCGAGCCGCTCCTCGGCCTCGGCCCACGGCGCGAGGCAGCAGGCGTTGAGAATGTGCGCCCGCGCCACGTCGCGCAGGTCCGGGTGCCGGCGCTCCCCGCGCCGCTCGCGCCAGAGGGCGGCGTGTTCCTTGGCTGACGACAGACGCATGGTCACAGGTCAGTCCCCCTTGCGCGTCGAGCCGATCCCGCCGCAGTTGAGGCACGGCTCGAAGCGCGACGGCTTCTCGATCCAACGGTTCGACCGCGGATCGAGGTAGTCCTGCCGCACCTCGACGCGCCCCGTCCCGTCGCACAGCCAGCAGCGGACGGCCTGCGGCTTGTCGGCCTCGGCTTGCTCGGCGAGCACGCGCGCCGCGAACGCCTCGACCGCCGCGACGTGCGAGCACCGCGACGCGATGGCGCTGGAGTGGCGCCCATGCGCGCAGTTGCAGTGCGCCCCGCCCGTGGCGAGCGGGGCCACGAGGTACGACTTGCCCGAGGTGCCGGAGACGACCACGAAGCCCTCGGGGCTCGGGGTCACGCTGTGGCTGGCGGCCTTGCTCGTCGTGTCCATGCCCCAATATACGCAACGTTGGGCCTATAGTTCAAGGCATGGAGGCCGAATTTACAATACTGAGGCATCAGTCTGGATTCTGGACGCGCGGAACCTTAACGCCCAAATGACACTCGGTGAGTGGATCGAAGCGCGGGCCGATGCGGACGGTAACCTGCCGGATCTGCAGTGGAGAGCCATAGCGGCGCTCATGGACGACGACGCGCGGGAGGCGACGCATAGCGCGGTCGCACCGTGGTGAAACCGCGCTCCGCCGGAGAGCCCTGGCGTGTCTGAGCCGACCGACCCCCTCGCCCGCGCCATCGCAGGCGCCCTCCGCGCCGCGATCCGCGACCACGGCCCGATCACGCTCGAGCGCATCGCCTCCGCGACGAAGCGCATCCTCGGCCAGCTCCGCAACGCCGGGGCCTCCGCGCTCGGCGCCGCCCTGGTCCGGAAGCGATGGGCCGGAAAGACCGCCGAGCAGCGCGCCGCCGAGGTAGGCGGCATCGCCAGCAGCGGCGGCAAGGCAGCATGGCGGGGCATGTCCGCGAAGGCGCGCTCGGATGAGATGCGACGGCGCGCACAGAAGCGCGCGCGGGCTGCTGTGCTATCCTCTGGCCGGGCCGGTCCCTCGGGCTCGGGAGGCGCACGGTAGCCCAGCCGGGTTAGCCTCCCACCGGCCCCCCTTCTATCCGCCGCCCCCCTCATCGATCTCGGCATCGTAGGCGTGGACGACATCCTCAACGGCCGGCAGGCCCGACTCGACGATCTCGAATTCGCACAGCCTCGGGTATGGACCCGTCTTCTCGACCGTGATCGACTCCAGCACGCGCCCCATCACAACCTGGGCGGCGTCCATGTCCCATGGCGCGATGACGATCGGATTGGCCCCGCCCCTCGAGCCGCGGAAGATCTGGTCGCGGAGCTGCTCGTACTCGGCGTCTGTCGCCATGAACAGGGTGAAGGCGAAGGACCGCTGCGGCCGGCCGCCATGCAGATGCACCCACTGGTCCCCGACCGCGCTCTCGAGCCGGATCTGGCGCTCGTTCCAGGTGATCGCCCCTCCGTATCGAGGGTTCCGCAGCATGTCATAGGAGTAGCCGGCGACGAGCTCGCCGAAGTACATGAGCGAGCCGGTGTCCGGCGTTCCCGTCAGGAGCAGGCGCAGGTAGCGGTCCTGCGAGGTCGAGCCGAACGAATGAGCGAACGAGTCGCGGATCGGTGTGAGTGTCGTGATCGTCGTCCAGGACGAGGCGTCCGAGGACCGCGCGAGCGCAGGCGAGATGAAGGGCGGAATGTTGTGGCCGTGGACGCTGAACCAATTTGACCACGGCCAGTAGTGGAGCGCGTCGAATCGCGCCGCGCCGCTCGATGCGTAGCAGTAGACGCGCAGCACCGCGACGTCATCGCGCAGCGTGGCGAAGCTTTCGACGGTGAGATTCGCATCCTCGTATTGCCAGCTCGCACCGGAGGCCGAGACGAACGGCGTCGCGGTCCCGTAGCTCGATCCGGTGGCCCATGAGCCGTCCGACTGGAGCCACTTGTTCGTCTGGCGATTCCGGACGAGCACCTTGGCGCCCGTGCCGTAGCAGGCGGCCGTGAAGGTTGCCGCCTCTCCGGCGCGAACGACGATATCCTGTACCGCTACCATCGAAGTCGTGACGGGTGTCAGCTCCATCGCGCCGGCCCCCGCGTAGGCGCCGCTCGTGATCCTCGCGACCGTCCCCGTCCCGAGCGCCGTCCAGAAGTCCTCGTCGTCCGCTACTTCGAAGCCGCCCCCCTCAATCACGTTCAAGTCGAAGACGATCTGCGAGTCCGTCGTTGCTGTCGCGAAGCGTGCGGGGATCGATGCTCGCCCGTCGCGCAGATACTTGGCACCGAACCCAGTCATGGCGCTCGGCGTCATCGTCGGCGCGAGCGCAGCGCGGGCTAGGTGGTTCAGGTAGGGCCCGCTCAGAATCTTGAAGGCCACCGTCTCCCCTCCCTACATCCTCAAGAGCTCGGCCTCGGTCGGGCAGTGCTCACCGAACGTGACGCTCGTCAGGTGCCCGTCGGCCTCGTTCTCGGCATTGCCGTCGTTCGGCGTACCTCCGAGGTAGACCCCACACTCGTCGTTCGCAACAGGCGTCCCGAGGTTCGTGATCTGTGTCCCGCGCACGCCGTTGACCCAGATGTCGAGTGCTTGTCCCGGCACGCCGTACTCATCCTGCGCCTGGGACGTCCAGCGGCAAACGACCGCGTACTCGGTACCACGCGTGGCAAGATTGGCTCCACTCACGTCAAGCTTCGCAGGATCGCTCGTCGCGTTGCTCGAGAGCAATCGCCATGATCCGGTAGTCGAGTCTACGCGCCGATAGAAGCATCTGAGGTACTGCGAGTTCGAGTTCTCATCGAAGTCGGCGGCCCACAGATACTTCGACTGCCCGTCGAGCAGGTCCGCATGGCTCCACTCCGGCCTCATGGTGGCCTTGGCGTATCCGCGCGTCGGGAAGACTACTCGGTTCGCGAGGTCATTGTTGATCCGCGTCGTTTCGGCCACACGCTGAACCGTCGCCGCCTTTGTCGGTAGCGGCGAGCGGAAGCGGCACCACGGCCCGGTCTGCGCCGTCTCCTCGATGAGCTCGATGCTCTGGATCTGGCTGATCTGTGCTTGAGTCGACGCCGCCGAGAAGTGACCGACCGAGATCGTGATGTCAGTCGTAACGCTCGTCAGATCGATGAGCTTCGAGATCCAGACGAGCGAGTTGATGACTCCGCTGCCTGGCGTGAGCGTGTTGTCCTGTGCCGTCGACTGCCACGACTGGTCGCTGTCCCGCCACCACTTCGAGTCGCTGGACCGCTGCGCGCGCATGACCATGCGATCATTCGCCCCGCCGTCCTTGTACCAGACGCGCACGTAGAGCAGCTTGTCGTCCACGTCCGCCACGGTCTGCGTGACGTAGGCCGCCTGGCCGGCGGCGTAGGTGGCGATCTGGATAGCGCGGCGAAAGCCGTCCGCGTCGATGAGCGTATAGAGCCGCCACTCGACGACGATCGCGCTTCCGCTCGTCGTCGGCGTCCAATCGTCGAACGAGTTGCCGCTGCCCTCGCTGAACGTCGAGTTCAGCAACAGGTTCGTATCGTATCCTCCCTGAACGAGCAGCCCGTAGCGGTCCACGATCGGCTCGTTCGGAGGCACCTCCTGGTAGGCGTTGTCGCCACCTGGGCGCTCGCCGTAGGCGTACTGGTCCCTGGTCGTCTCCCATCCGCCGCCGCGATCGATGATGGCGACCCCATTGAGGTCGCGCGTCATACCGATGTCCGTCAGCAGCGGCGACCACCAGGTCGCGTAGTGTTCGCGCAGATCGAGGCACGTCAGCGTGATCGCGGCCGGGTGTACACGATCCGTCACGCCGACGACGAGCAGCGGGACGAGCTTCCACGCCTGCCCGTCGAACTCCTCGATCTCTGGGATCAGCCGATGCGAGGCCCAGATCGTGCGGCCCGGCTCGAGGTCCGCGAACGTCGGCGGGACTTCGACCGTCACGTAACGCAGCGGACGACGCAGGAGCCGCAGCATCGTCGAGATCGACGACCGCACGCTGTCGGTGACTTGAGCATGGGCGAGGCCGGCGAAGAACGTCGGTACTCTGACCGCAGCGACCGCGGCGGCCCTGCCAGCGTCGACGGTGGTATCTGCCATCTAGATCTGCCGCGCGGGCGACCAGTAGAGCTCGTACTTCAGATCCGACAGCACGTCGGAACTGATGTCCTGAACGTCGAGCGAGCGCAGGAACTTGCCGTCGAATGAGTCGTAGAGGTACTTCGCGCTGATCTTGCCGGTGATGTCGCCCGCGTCGGTGCTCCACTCGAACGTCTTCCCAAGTTCGTCCTCGCTCCTCAGTAGCGCGCTGCTGCCGTCCCAGTAACCGGGCCAGTCGGTACCGATCGTGATGAGCTCGATCTTGCCATCGGCGTTCCAGAAGGCGCGATACAATGGGAACGACTCCAGCCACTCTCGGAAAGTCTCGAGCGCCGTCGTCTGGTCCTGGAGGTAGCGGGCACCCTCGAGGCCGTGCGTGAGCGCCCATGTCGCGGCGACATCCCATGACGCATCATCGATCAGCGGATCGTCGGCGTCCCATCCTCCAGGCACGTACCCGCGCGTGCGGTTGATGGCGAAGTTGACGAGGAAGTGCCGGACCTGCTCGACGGGGTTCGTGATCGTCCCGTCCCCGTTGTACATCCCGCTCGGCCCGCCGCCCTGCCATGCGTAGCCATAGAGGTCGACGCTCACGACGTCGTCCTCGGCCGGGAAGTTGCCCGAAGTGAACTCGATGATCGTGAAGATCTTCCCGCCCGCGAGCGAGCCATAGACCTTGTTGTACTGCGTGTTCGTTTGCTGCGTCGTCACGTCACCCGACCGCACGTAGACGTCCTTGATGAGGTCCGCAGGCCCGATGTTCGTGGCGTACCAGGCCGACGTCGCGTCGAGCCACACCCGCACGGTCGGCACGAGGCCGTGGTCGAGGCCGAGGTTCGTGCTGTCGTGCTTTCCGTAGGCGATGGGCGCGTAGGTGCCAACCGAGTCCTGCGCCATCCAGAACCACTCGGAGTCGAGATAGGGCCACTGCGGGAAGTAGGACCGCAACGCGCGCTCGTCAGTCTTCAGGTGGAGTTGCACCTGCCCCTGCTGGTACGTCCACGAGTCGAGGAGCCCCGTGAACAGCGAGGCGTAGTCGGTCGCGGAGCCAGGGATCACGCGCCAGATCGCGGCCGCGCTGTTGCGCTGGTCGCCCGACTGGAGGGCGGCGCGCACCTTGCCATCCGTGTCGATCACGGTGACCGTCGTCCCGACCGACTCGAGCCCGGCCGCCCGCAGATCGATCTTCCTCGTGATCGACTGCCAGCCGGCCTCGGGGATGCGCGGATCGTAGCTGTTGCCGCGAGCGTCGACGCTGCTGGACGAGAGGAACATCTCGGTTGTCCCGTCCCACGCGGCGTTGTTGAGCGTGATCTCTAGGACCGGATGCAGCGAGGCGGACATCCGCGCCGCGTGCTCGGCGAAGTTGCCGAAGAAGCTCACCGCCCGCCGTTCTGTCGGAGCAGCTGCCGGATCATTGGGCTGCTGCGTGCCTGGCGGATGAACGTCTCGATCGAGTGCTTGGCGAGGTCGTCACGGCCCGCGTTCGACTGCAGCGGATCGATGTTGAACGTGGCCGCGATGCTGAGCCCCGTCCCGGCGCCGATCACGCCGCCCGTCTCGGCCATCTTGCCCTTCGGAGTCACGAGGACGTGCTCAGGGCCGGCCTCGCCGACGAGGATTCGGGTCGGCTTCGTGACCATCGCGTTGAAGCCTGCGGCCGCGCGGTAGTCGTCCGGCACGCCGCCGTAGTCTCCGGAGCCGGCGCCGCCCGCCCCTCCGTCGCCGCGGTCGTTGTATACGGTATCGACCGTGACGGTGCGGCTCACGTTCGGGACTCCGGTCAGCGCCGCGACAAGCTCGCCGATCTTGTCGATCAAAGTCGAGAACTGCTCGCTCATCGTCTGCGCGAAGGTGATCCCGGCCTCCTCCGCGCTCGCGTAGGCCTGGCCGTTCTCGTCGAGGAGTGTCCCGTTTTGGATCGCGGCCTCGATCATGGGCCGCATCGCCTCCGGGACCGAGACGCCGGCCCTGACCGCGGTCTGGACGTACTCGCTCAGGTTCTCGGACATCTTCGTGAGAACGACGCCGGTCTCGATCCCCGAGGCCGTCAAGAGCTGGAAATCCTGGAGGAGCTGCCCGGCCTGGCTGTCGAGCTCCTGCTGGCGGAACTTCGGCCCGAGTTCCTCGACCGTGAAGCCGTACCGCTCGACGGCGTCCTGCAGCGCGGCCTGTGCCTCCTCCTGGTTTCCGAGCAGCCGGTTCACCTCGGACACAGCGGCGTTGAACTGGTCCACCGTCTTCGCGTCGAAGATCTTTTTGACGAGATCTTGGTTCGAGAGCCCCTGCAACTTCTTCTGAAGCTCCACGAAGCCGCCGTGACTGGCGAGGAACGAGTCGCGGATGTCGTTCAGCGCCATGATCTCTTTGTTGCCGCCGATGCCGAGCGCGGAGCCGAGTTTGCTCAGGCCCTTCGAGACAAGCGAGCCGAGGCTTGAGCCGAGGAGCGACCCCAGCCCTGGCAGGAGCGAGCCCAGCGCGCCCCCGAGCGTGTCCCCGAGCTTCTTCGAGAGGATTTTCGTCAGGGGCTCGGCCATGCTCTCTCCGAGCCTGCCGCCAAGGCTTGCCCCGACCGCCCTGAAGACGTCCCCGCCGCCCTGGATCGCGCCGAGGATCACGTTTGGAAGGTCTTTCAGACCGGCCTTGAGCCCACCCTTCAGCGAATCCCCGAGGCTCAATCTCTTGAACGTGCTTCCGATCGCTGCAGCCGCCTCTTCCGCCGACGCCCCCATGCGCATCAATTCGATGCCGATCTCTTGAGCAGACTTCTTACTGTCGCGCATCTCCTGGGCAAGCTTCGCGAAATCCTCGGCTGCCGTTTTCGTCGCGAAAGAGAATTGCGTCATCGATTGTTGGGGAACCCCGAAGCCTGGCAGCTTCGAGAGGTCGAGATCCTTCGCGATTTCCGGAAGTATCGGCAGGAGGTTCGTTTTGAGGCTTGTGGCGGCTGCCTGGAATGCCCCAGGCAGGCCCGTCGCGATGACGCCAACCCTGTCGGCTTCCTTGGCGAGCTCCCTCGCCCGGCCAATGATCGCGTCGTTCAGCGGCATGCCTGCGGTCGCCTGCGAAAACTTCGCGATATCTTCTCGGGCCTTGGCGCCAGAATAGAGGTCGGTGAGATTCTTCATCTCCTCGGCCGATTTCTTCGCCGCCGCAGCACGGTCCTCTTCGGCCTTGACGGCTCCCTTGGTGAGCCCGAGCTGCTTCTGCAACTCAGGAGTCATCGTGTCCTCGTAGAGCTTCGCGATCTCCTTCGTGGACACATCTATCGCTCGCAGGCCCTCAACCTGCTTCTTCTGCGCCTCCGCGTGCTTCGCCGCGATCTCGGCCTGGAACGCCGACTGGCTCACGTTCGCGAGCGGCCGCGAATCGACCTCGCCCATGAGCCCCAGGAGCCGAGCCATTGCAGGGAACAGCGCGTCCGCTCTGTTGCGAACGGCGTCGATCTTGTTGAGCAGCGTCCCGAGCGCGGCGCCGATCGCCGCGGCGGCCGCCACGGGGCCGAGCATCGAGAGCTGCAGCGTCTTGAACGAGAGCGCCGTCGAGGCGGCACCCTTGCCGAGATTCGCCAGCCCCAGCTCTGCCACGTCCGCGACGTCATCAAGCGTGCGGAGCGCCTGCGTCGGGAGGCCGAACGCATCGGCACTACGTGCGAGGACTGTACTCGTACGACCGATGCTGTCCGCGAACTTGCCCGCCCGTTGAGCAGACGACTCCAGCGCGGCGTGCATCTTCAGGGCTTCGCCGTGAGCCACGTCGACATTCTTGTTGAACTGAACAAACTCCTTCGACAGCGTCGCGTCGAGCTTCAGGGCCGCACCATGCAAGGCGTCCATAGCCTTCGCCATGTCACGCTGCGAAACGCTCCCGCGCTTGGCGGCTTCCTCCAGCGCCATCATCTTCTCGGCAGCGGCAGACGCGGCCTGCGAAGCCTTCGCGAGCGCCGGAGACATCTCGTCTCTCAGCTTGAGCATTGCTTCGAGCTCACCGATCGAAACGGCCACGAGCCCTTATCCCTGCCCGAGCCCGAGCTCGGCCTCGGCCTCGGCGAAGTCGTTCTTCTTCACCTGCTCCATCATCGGGTTATCGGCCCATTCCTTGAGCTCGGCCTTCCTGCCGCGCCTCCACGCCTCGTAGGCTTCCGCGTAGCGCCTGAGTGGCATGATCGCGATGGCGAGCTGGTCCGGATCGCCGTCGATCTCCTCGGCCGCCTGCCGCGGCGTGATCCCGTACTCGCGCGCGACAGCCGACACCATCCAGAGGCGCGCGACGTCGTAATCCTCCGGGGAGAGCTGGAGCGGGTCGGGGGGCGCGTCCGCCGGCCGCCGCGACAGCAGCCGATGGAGCGCCCTCAGCCTTTTGCAAGGACCGCCTCCGCGTCCGCCGGATCGAGCGGCGGCAGGCTCAGATCGAGGATCGCCTCGTGGAGCGTCTGCGCCGTGGCCTCGTCGAGATCGAGAAGATGCTCCGGCGCGACCGGGATCGGTTCGCCGTTCGGGGCCTTCGCCGTCCATCGGACGACGCCCGCCAGCAGGACGTGCTCGCGATCGTGCGCGTCGTAGCGCGCCTTCGCCCGTGCCTTCGGGTCCGCCACTTCCTGCGCGCGCTTCTCCGCGAGGCGTTTCGCGGCCTCCTCGACCTCGGCGCTGCGCCAGACCTGCAGCATGTCCTTCGAGGCCGCGCGCAGGGAGGCAAGCTGCGCCGCCGACTTCGCCTCGCGCGCCTTCTCGAGGGAGCGCGCGGATAGCTTCTGGACCGTGACGAAGACGGCCGCGCCGCCCTCGCCCTCTACCTCGACGTCTCGGGTGACTCGGCTCGCGAACATGTCGTCTCACCTCATGAGGGTTAAGGCGGGCTCCCGGGGGGCGGCGTCCCTCATCCACCGCCCCCCGAGAGCCGCTGTGCGGAACTCGAAAGAGGGCCGGGAAGCGATCAGCTCCAGGCCGCGGCGCCAGACGGCCGGAGCACGGCGTTGAATCTGGTCAGGTTGCCGTTCTGGCCCGCGACCTCGTACTCGGCCAGGAGCGTTTCGACCGTGAACGTCTTCGAGTCGCCGAAGACGATCACCAGCGTCCGAGTGCCGGCGTTCGGGTCGGCGTCCGAGGAGCCCGGGTTGAAGACGACGTGCGGCCCCGTGGTCGCGGTCGTATCCCACAGCCCGGACACCGGGATGTCCGGCGAGGAGCGCATCCCGGTCGCACAGAACTCGCGCCAGGAGTCGCCGAACGCCTCGGACGACTCGCTCTCGACGACGATCTTCGCGCCGCCGAGCTCCATGACGAACCCGGTCACGACGCGCCCGGTGCCCGCCGGTGCGTCGTCGTAGGTGATCGTGACCGAAGACGATCCGTAGCGGCCCATGCAGCCTCCTTAGAAGCGGGCCAGACCCGCGAGGTACGTGGTCGAGGGCGATGAGCCCGCGCCCGTGAAGTCGAGAGACACCGCGGCGTAACGCTCGACGGCGCCCGCAACCGTGACGCGCTCGGCGCCGGTGCTCGTCCGCGGCGTGAACGCCACGAGGTCTCCGAAGACGATGTCGTCGGCGCTGTCGCGGATGGTGACCTGCGCCGCCGTATGGCCGCCGAGCGAGAGGGCGGTCATCTCGAGATACGCCGCGGCGCCGTTCATCGTCTTGCCGCGCGTCAGCGTCCCGCCTGTCCCGCCCACCGTCACGTTGACTGGGATCGTGAAGGTCGTCGTGCTCGTGACGGTTGCTGTCTGCTCGCCGTTGATCGAAGGGGTCGAGCCGGTGTGCCCCGAGATCAGCACGGTGTCGCCCGTCGTCAGGCCGTGCGGCACCGTCGTCGTGATGACGCTCGGGTTCGCGACGCTCGAGGACGTGATCGGAACGACGCGCTGCAGGACGTCGACGGCGTTGTCGACGGAACTCGCCTCCGTATGCGCGTCGGCCGTCTCTGTCGTGAGCGCATGCAGGATCGCGCCCTGGTCGCACCGTCCCGAGATGACCGCGGTGGCGTTGGCGCGCTGGAGCACCCCGACCTGCGCGAGCACCTCGTATTCCGTCTGCAGCAGGCCCTCGAAGCCGAAGAACTGCGCCCCGATCGTCTGGCCCTGGTAGCCGACGACGGCGACGCGGTGCGCGGTCTGCGGGCTCGTGACGATGCCGGCGCTGTAGGCGGCATGGCTCGACCCCGACGACGTGTCGAAGAATCCGCCTTCCTGCACGATCTCGGCACGGCTCATGCCGGTGGCGCTGTGGTACCGCCAGTCGTCCCCGAGGCCGTCCGAGGGCTCCGTCTCGTTGACGACCTTCACGCGGACGGCCTGGATCTTCGCCGCGAGGAGATCGTACCCGTCAGCAAGGAAGAGGACGCTCTTGCTTCCGTAGCGGGCCATCGGCTACTCGCCCTCCCTCATTCGCGGCGGCTTGGCGGCGCGCGGCTTCGCCTCCGGCTCAGCGGCCGCCTTCCGCTTGATCTTCCCGGCCCGCTCCAGCCAGTCGAGCGAGGCGTCCGGCACGCGCCCGCAGGCATCGCCCGGAAGCGCGAGCGTCTCGTTCGCCTTCGTCGAGAGCCTCACTGTGGCGATGTACTCGGCTCCGCGCTCGCTCATTCGGTCGCTCCCTCGTAGAGATACCCGCAGCCCGAGCACACGATCCGGGGGGGGCCGAAGCCGGCGGCGTTCATGCGCTTCTCGCGGCCAGCGCGGCATTCGGGACAACGGTCCGGATCTCGCGGCCGCTCGATCGGGCGGCCGTCCGCGCCGACGATCCGCGGCGCGTTGAAGGGCTGCTCGCTCATGCGCTGAGCTCCTTCTTGACGAGCACGTTGAAGGCCCACACCACGCGATGCCCCTGGTCGTCGCGGTCTAGGACGAACGGCGGCTGTAGCGGGATCGCGGTCAGGTACTTGGTCCCGCTCAAGGTGTCCGGCGCCTGGATCTTCGCGAGCGCCTCGAAGGCCTGCTGTGCCTTCACGCGGGGGCCGTTGGAGTCGCCCGCGGCCCCGCGAAAGCGGATCTGCAGCGTCACGTTCTCGAACTGGACGCCATCGACGCCGAAGCCCAGGTCGGGCGCCTGCCCCCCGGTGTAGAAGACGGCACCGCAGGCGTCGGGATCGGCTGGCATGTCGTCGATGAACAGCGTCGAGCCTGCCGCCCCGAGGGTCGGGCTCTGCCCCGCGAGGTACGCGACGATCTCGTTCGCGGTCGCCATTCTCCGCTACCCCGCTCCCCGGACGATGCGGTTCAGGTCGATCCGCTTCGCGATGCGCTCGGCCATGAACGGAGCAGACTCCATGATCGTCGATTCGAGGAACTTCGCCTGACCGACCGGGTGATGCACCTCCACGCGCTCGTGTACCGGGACGGCGTAGGGCGCCGCCGGGCCTCCGACGACGATCCGCACGGACACCTGGCCGCGCTCGACAACCGGGCGCTCTGTCTCGTGGCTCGCGCGCAGCGCCCCCGTGTCGACGGGCGTGCGGCGCATCGATTCCTTCTGCTCGACGAGGGCCTCCTGGTAGAGCGCGCGGCCGCCCTCTTCGAGCATGCGCGGGCCGAGCGCGGCGAGCACCGCGCGGAGCCGGTCGGCGCCCTTCGCCATGGTCGCCATCAGCCGATCCACACCTCGAGCAGATAGGGCCGCGTCGTCGTCGGGTCTTCAAGGCCGGAGACACGCAGGATGGGCCCGATGTAGCCGTTTGCCAGCGTCAGGCGATCTCGCGGGTCGATCGGCTCGCGACGCCCGGTGGCTCCATTGGCTGCGATCGGCTCGAGGAACGTCAGCTTCGCCTTGGCGCGAACCTGCTCCTCGCTGGCGCCGCGTTGAAGCTCGGGCATCCATTCGACGAGCGCCGGCCGGGCCACTCCCGCCGCGAACGACGGGGCGTTGTAGACGTCCTTGCCGGTCCATGCCTCGTGTGTTACGGTCGTCTGCAGCGAGCCCGTGATGCGGTTCGCCGTCGCGACCGCGGAGCGGACGATGGCATCAAGCCCCATGAGCAGCCCTCGTCAAGACGAGCCCGGAAAGCTCAGCCTGAAGCTCTCCGTCGCCGACATGCCCGAAACCATCGCGGCCGTTCGCCGTGAGATGGCAGACATCCTGCGCGAGACGGCCGACGACGAGCCACCGGCGGTAGCCGCGCGTCTTCGGCAGATCGCAGACCTCTTCGAGGCCGGGCTGCGCGAGGAACCGAACGACGCCGCCTAGCATCGGATCAGATCCAGCGTCGCCGACCTCGAACGGACATACCCCCACTCCGGCGGGATCATTGACCGCACGATGTCAGGGACCGTCGTCGCCGACGCGGCTTTCGCCGAGCCATCGAAGTCGATCGAGACGGGGCCGGCCGTGATCGAGCTGATGCCCTGAGCCGCTACGTCGTTGTCCGCGGTTCGGTCTGCCACCATGAGCTGCCGCGCGAACTCTGCCGTGGCGCGCTGCAGCTCGACCGGGATCACGGTCGTCGGCACGCTGTAGCCGCTTCGGTACAGGAGCCCGCTCCGGGGCCACAGAAGCGCCTGAGTCTCCGTCACAACCGAGCCTTCCCACTCATAGAGCGAGTCGAGGAGCCGCGTCGCCCAGATGAGCGCCGCGGTGCGCTCCGACACGGAGGCGTCCGCCCAGGTCGCGGCCACGGGCACGCGCTCGAGGTGGAACTGATCCGCGACCGCGAGCGAGCAGTATGAGTTTGCATCGCTGGCGCCGGCCGTGACGATGATGGTCGGGTTCGCCACGTTGCCTTAGCGCCCGAGCTCCGAGCGCCTCGCCTTGATCGCCCTGAGGATCGAGCGGCGTCCGCCGCGGTTCTTGAGGCTCTGCATCTCGGCGTCTTCGAGCGCCTCGAGCTCGCTCTCGCTCTTCGCGCGGGCGATGAGCGCGAGGGCCTCGTCCATGTTCACGGTGGCGATCGAGCCGGGCGTCTCGTCGAAGCCCTGCGGCTCTGGCTCCTGGGCCGGCCTCGCCGGCGGCGCAGGGGCCGGTGGCGGCACCTGCGGGGCCGGGGCCGGCTTTTGGCCCTGGTCCAGCGAGCCATCGCCGAAGAGTCGGTGCCTGGTCGAGTCGAAGTCGCGCTTCGCGAGGATCAGCGAAGCCCCCGGTTTGTCGGGGTCCACGATCCGGATGAAGAGGTTCGGGTCCAGGCCCATCGTGCGCGACCTCCGCGGAAGGGGTTGAGGGAGAGCCGACCGAGGGATCACCTCCCCCGGTCGGCTCACACCGTCACGCCGCGTCAGTCGCGGGCGCGAACGGCCTTGTTGCCGTCGAGCGTCTTCACGCCGTACAGGCAGTCGAGCGCGACGTAGAACTTCGAGTTGTTCGGGTCCGCCCAGGTGCGCGCGCGAACCGACAGGCCCGAGGCCGGGTCCACCGGCGTCGAGAAGACGTTGACGCCCTGCCCGTTCATGAAGTCGGGCAGCTGCGCCATCGCCAGCGCGAAGGCGTTCCGGTGGAAGGCGAGGTTCTGCGTCATCGTCCCGCCCGATCCGGACGTGAGGACGACCGTCACGACCTGATCGTCGACGACGGCCGACTCGAGCCCGCCCTGCGCCACGTTCGGCGAGCCGTAGATGACGAAGTCGCCCTCGTTCGTGGCCACGGTCGCGGCGCTCGTGACGACGTACTTCTGCGTGTGGCCGGTGATCTCGATGATCGTCCCGACGGGATACGTCCCGTCCGTGATGCCGTCGATGTGGATGGTCGTGCTGCCGGCCGCATAGCCGGCGCCGTTGTCGATCGCGCCCGCGAGGTCGGCGAAGGTGCCGTTGGTGAAGCTCGGGGCGTTCTGGGCGGCGAAGAAGTTGAAGCCGTACCTCTTGCCCAGGTAGCCGCGGAGCTGCGTCTCGACGCCGGTCTGCCCGGCGCCCTGCCACTGCGAGAACGCCGCGAGGTCGAGCAGCTCCTTCTCGATCGTCCCGCTCACCGCGAAGTGGACCATCGACTCGTCGGAGAGATCGACCTTGTTGCCGAACATGATCTTGCGGACGGCGGTGATGTCGGCGACCGCCGCGGGCCCGGTCCAGCCGCTGTACCACGGCACGTCGACGTACAAGCCGAACAGCGCCTGGTCGATGTTGTCCGCGAGCGCGTAGGCGGCAGGCCGGATGTGCTCGTCGACGATGCGCTGACTCGTGTAGGCCAGCTCCTTGTCCGTCAGGGAGAACTTGACCTCCTTCCACTGATTCAGCGAGATCGACGTGCTGGTGGCGGTGATGTCCTGCGCCGAGCTCGGCGCGTTCTGTGCGGAGAACGAGCCCGGGACGCGGATCGTGATCGTGTCGCCGTACTGGCGCGCGGTCGCGGAGTCGTCGAAGCCGCGGTAGACGCGGGCCGCCATCCCGAGGGCCTTCTCGAGCTGGGTCAGCGCCTCCTGCGCGTAGAAGATGGGGTTGTACGTCGAGAGCGTGTTCGACATGTGGCTGCGTGCCTCCTCAAATCAACCCGAACCGGCGTTGAATCGAGCGCAGCCATCACGGCCTGTGCGACTCGGGGCGTCACGCCCCAGGAGCCCCTAGCGTCGATCTTCGAAAACGACTCGCTCGCGACCCCCTACTGGATCACGAGCTCGACACCCGCCTTCTGTGCCTCCTGCCGGGCGCGGACGTACTTGGCCCGGTCCTTCGCGTCTTCGGACGAGAGCACGACGGCGCCGGACGTCCCGCGAGTGGTGCTCGGCGTCGCGCCTCCACCATTCGAGGGCTCGAACCAGTGCGCCCGATCCTTCGTCCGATCCGTGAGCCACTCCTCGACGGTGATCGGCTTGCCGTCCTTCCCGAAGGCCGGCTCGCCGTCCGGCTTGACAGCCACCGGATGCCCGTCCTTGAGCTTCCACACGGTCTTTCCGTAGAGCACGGCGTCTTCGATCGCGGTCGCGCGCACGCCGGCCTTCGCGGCTGCGGTCCTGATCGCGCCGTCGATCAGCAGCTCCTCGAGCCTGCCGTTGAGCTTCCCGTTCGCTTCCTCGAGCGAGCGCACGCGTCCTTCGTGGTCGGTCTTCATCCGCTCGATGCGCTTGGCGACCATCTCCTCGATCTTCGGCAGCAGGGCGGCCGGCACTTCTCCGAGAGCGGCCTTCTCCTCGAGCGCCGCGAGCTGGGCGATCGCCTCGCGAGCCTTCGCGGGATCGGCGTCGCCGAGCGCCTTCTTGATGTCTTTGAGCTGGCGCTCGATGTCGCCCCGTGCCTTGCGTTCCTTTTCGAGGGCGCCCTTCAGGCCGTCCTCGCCGTCGAGGTCGAGGACGAACTTCCCGTCCTTCTCGACGTATGCCGACCGGAGGGCCTCGGGGATCTCGTCCAACGAGGCGACTTCGCGCTTGAGGGCCATCGCGGTCCTGAGTCTAGCGCCGACCCTCAGCCGAAGCGCATTTCACGATATCGCTGAAATCCGCGGCCGCTTGCTCCGCTCGTCGCAGGCAGGCAACACGAACGAACTCAGCGAGCGACTCGCCCAGCATCCCGGCCGCAGCTCGGATCTGTGCATCGTCGTCGGGACGCAGCCGGAACAGGAACGCCTTCGAGCACTTCTCGGTGGGCGCCAGCGGCCGGCGTCCGCGGCGGCCGTGCGCTCGTCTGTCTGTGTGGCCCGAGGTGCTGATCGACCGGACGACCGCTCCGAGTGACGTGGATGTTTCGCTCATCGATCTGGCTCCGTTACGGACTGCGCGCAGCGACAGCGCGGATGGAGCGGAGGCCCGTCCACGTCGCCGAGCGGCGTCTTGAACTGCTCCGTCAGCGGCACCTGGGCGCCGTCCATCGGCTCGCAATAGGGGCACAGGCGATCGTCGGGCGTGACGATCCATTCCTTGACGGCATCCTCCGACAGCAGCCCGTCCTTGACGGCCTCGCGCCAGCCCTCGCGCGCGCCCTCGTTGAGTGAGCCGAGGATCTCCGTCCTGGCGATCGTCTCGGCGCGCTCGCGGATCTTGCGCTCGACATAGCGATCGACGAGCGCGTCCACACGATCGAGTGGCAGGCCGGAGTCGATCAGGTCGCGGCGGTAGTTTTCCGCGGCACGCGCTTGCTGCGTGTTCATCCCGATCATGCTCCGGATCGCGCGTGCGGCGTCGTAGGGCGGAACGCCGTCTCGGATGCTGGCGACCACGAGTGACCGGATCGCGGCCATCGTCTCGCGCGCGATCTCGGTGATGAGGCGAGCTGCGGTCTTTGCTGCGACGCGCTGGGCGGCGACGTTCGTGCCGGTGAAGCCGAAGGCGGGAAGCGGGGAGCCCATGTCAGCTATGGATTCGCTCCGGATCACCGGCCTCACGGATCGCCGCGTACTGCTCTGGCGTCCGTCGCCGAAGCAGCGTGTCGAGGCAGTCGACGCCGCCTGGCTGAAACGCGCGGCACGTCATCGGCCGCGCCTCATAGATCCCGCAGCGCCCCTCGGGCGTGAGCTTCGTACAGGGTGCCGGGAACTCCAACATGACGCCATGCTGCAGCGTCGGGCGCTGGCTGAGGCTGTGCAGCTCGACCCATCGACGGGCGTCAACGCTCGGCGCGAGGATGTGTATCGCTGGGACGTGGAACGTCTCGCAGCACGCGCCTCGGCACTTCAGGCAGTCGGGCATCAGGCCGCCGCCTTCTTCGCTTGCTCGCGCCCGACCTGGCGCCCGCGGCGCATGGCCTCGGCTTTCACGTTCCCGGCCGCCATGAGTGCGTCCTCTACCGCCGCCCTCGGAAGCAGCGCGAGCGCGCGCCGCTGATCCTTCGCCGCCAGCGCGAGAGCCAGGTCGTTGATCGAGACGGAGTCGCGGATCTTGGCGAGGGCTCTTCGGAGCGCCCGAGCCATCTGCGGTTCGAGTCTCCGCGCGGCGGCATGGACGGCGCGGTAGTCACGCGATGCTTTCGGCACGTCTCAATTCTCCCTCCCTGCTTGATACGTCCGGTCGCGCTCGGTCAGGCCGTACCGGCGCATGGCGTCACGTCTCACATTCTCGGCGAGCGCCCAACGGTGCGCTTCGTCCATGAGCCGCCGATCCTGCGCCTCATCGAAGACGTCGAGCCAGCGCATGGCCCGGGCCCGCTCGGCTTCGTCCGATCCCGTCGCCGCGGCCCTCCGCGCCTGCCGGTAGCCCTGCAGGAACGCCCGCCAGAAAGCGCGGATCATGGCGCACCCTGCGTGCTCGTATTGGCTGCTGACACGAAGCCGGCCCCGGCAGAGCCCATCATCCTCGTCGCCTGATCCCTGGTTAGGTTGAAGAGAATCTCAAGCTGCGCGATGCCGGCGTCGCGCGGGATCTGCTGCTGAGCCACGGCGCGAACAATCTCCGTCGCCGCCGTCACCTGTGCGCCGTTGAGTACGGTTTCCGTCGTGACTTCCACTTGACGCTTGCTCACACGCCCCCCACCTCCGGCAACATCGTCATCGTCGTTCGTGTCCGTGTTGCTGTCCGTGTCGCTGTCGTCGTCTGCCATGGTCCCGCCCTCGGCGATGATGTCGCGCTGCTCCTGCTCGACCGTCACGCCCTCGCGCGCCCACTGTCCAGAACTCAGGATCGAGTAGAACGTCTTGTAGCTGATCTTCTCCGCGAGCAGCATCGCGAGCGCCTGCTGAACGTCCTGCGGCGTGAGCCGGGCCGAGAAGAAGTCGGACGGCAGCGTCACGCGCACCGTCTCCGGGATCGGTGTGCCCTTGGCGCCAGTCCACCAGCCATGCCACCGCAGCATCCGCGTCGTCGCCTGCTGGACGGCCGCCGTGATCGTGTCGAGCGCCGCCGCGTCGCCTCCGTGCCGAATCCTGACCGCCGTCGCGGTTTCTTGAGCGATCTCGCCCGGCTCCAGCAGCCGCGCCCCGAGCGCGGCCATCTGCTTTTCCTTTGCCGCCATCGCCTCGCGGATCGCCGCCAGTCCGGCGCCGCTGAACTCCAGCATGCCGGCCTTCCCGTCCTTGTCGAGGTTCCAGCAGACCGAGGCGCCGATTCTGAGCTTCGATTCGGCCGGAACGCCGGCCGCCCACGGCGTCGGGATCGCCGTGAAGTAGAGGCCGTGCTCGTGATCGGCGCTGTTGCGATAGTGCGCGATCGAGACGTGCGCCAAGTCGTCGAGCGGCGGATCTTCCACGTCGGCCCCCACACCCAGCGGGCCGACGAAGGTGAACGGGATGAACGGGAGCGGATCGCCGCGCCGGGTCGGAACGCTCCAGGGCCCGGCCACGTAGTCCGACGCATCCTTCGGCTTTGACCAGATGCGGACCTGGCAGACGCCGTCGATAAGGCGCAGCTCACGATACAGGCAGGAAGTCTCGTGCATGAACTCGCTCGGCTGCTCGACATCCTCGCGGATCACGACGAGCACGAGCTCCGAGGGGTCGTTGCCGAGCTTCGCCGTCTTCCAGTTCGTGATGGCCTCGGCGGGCTGGCCGATCCAGTAAGGGCGGTCGCCCCCCTCCGCAGCCATGTCGAGCAGCATCCCGTAGCGCCCGACGAGGATCACTTCCCGGAGCGCCTCGCGCGCGAACGTCTCGAGCGATTCGTCGCGCAGCGTCACGTCCTCGGCCTGGCGCTTCAGATCTTCGGGCGCCTCGATCGCGAGCGGCTTGCGGAACACGGCTCCGCTCAACGCCTGGACGGTGCGCCTGATGGCGTTCAGATACGTCGCCCGGTCCTTGTAGAAGCTGTAGTCGCTCGAGTCCATACCCTGCGGATGAGGCAGATACGAACTCGGCGCGTAGGACGCCATGGTCGCGGGACCGATCGACGGATCGCCCGCGCTCACTCGGGAGGGATCGACGCTCTTGACCTGATCAGCCCCCCCGTAGAGGTCACGCATGCGCTTCCAGACCGGCAGATGCTTCCGGTACTGAGGATGCTGCGCCTCGATCGTGTCCTTTGCCGCCATAGCCTCTGCTCTCCTATCCGATCGGGCGCCCGGTCAGCGCGTGCGTCATGCGCGGAGCACGCGGCCCGCCGGTCAGCTTGTTGAACGCGCCCGACGCAGCGTCGATCTGGTCGGTGTAGCCATGCTCGCCGTCGAAGTTCTGCGCCTCAACGAGGAACGCCTCGAGCCATGGCCCGGCCATGACGGAAACGTTTCGCGCTTCGGCCTGCGCCGCGAGCGGGCCGGCGCGGGCGAGCTTCGAGCCGGTCACGGGTTCCGCGCGGATGCTGAACCCGGCGAGCCCGCGGATCGTGTTCTCCGCGCTTTCCTTGCCGCCGGAGCCGGGCTCCTGCTCGCACCAGATGTCCACCGCGCCGTGCCTCGCGCGGTCAGTCTCGGCGGTCTGCCGGATCACCGTCTCGCGGTTCCCGCTCGACCATTGCCCGCGCACGACATCGGCGATCAGGAATCCTCCGGCCACGACCTCGCCCATGAGCACACCGGCCGAGTACTTCCCGCCGTCCTGCGTCCCGGCCTTGTCCCAATAGCGCACCCAGCGCGCCACCTTTGGCAGCTCGCGCAGCGGCACGCCGAACCATGAGCGGTCGAAGACCTTGCCGGCCATCGTCTTGATCTTCCAGTTGCCATGCAGCAGGCGCTCGCGCTCGACGAGCGGCTGCGCGAGGAGCGCGGCGCGGTAGTTCGGGTCTGCTTGCTCAAGGATCGGGTTGTCCTCGAGCTTCGCGGGGATGAAGGTGATGCTCTTCGGGCGGAAGTCTGTCTCGGGCATCTCCTTGAACCGAGCGCGCAGCTCGGCTCGCGAGTCGCCCCAATGGAGCTCGTCCGCGAGCCGGACGAACCAGCGCACGACGCCGCTGCGCTTCGTGATCGGGTAGCCGGTCGCGGGGTCGATCCACCATGAGACAAGCCTGTTGAGCCATCCTCCGACCTCGTGATCGTCCGGGACAGGATTGCATGTCGCCCGGACGTAGGGACGGACGCCGGCGCGCGCGGAGCGATTCCGCGTGAGCAGATACCAGAACTGGCGCTCCTCGAACTCCTCGAGCTGGTCGAAGCCGATGAGTGGGATCTGCGCGCCTGTCCAGCGGTCGACGTCTTTCCCATGCTGGAGATGGGAGAACGCGACCGTCATGCCGCTCGGGAAGGTGTAGCTAAGGCGGACCTCGTTCGAGACCGCGCGGAGCGCCGGGTAGAGCTCGCGCGCCTCGTCCCACAGGCCGCCCTCGTTCCTGATCTGCGGCTGCGTCCGCCGAAAGATGACCGCCCCGAAGTCGCGATTGTTGGCATGCCGCAGCGGCTCGAGCAGCAGGCTCCAGGTCTTCCCGCCTCCGGCGGCACCGCCGATGATCGCGATGTCGGCAGAGGACGAGAGGAAGTCCTCTTGTGGGCCGGGCTGCGGCCGGACCTCGCGGACCTCGCGCCCGGCGCCGTTCTCGATCGCGTCGTTCTCGATCGCTGCCGCCGCTGCGCTGCTCATTCCTTCGACCGCCCGTTGTCGGGCATGTAGATCGAGACCGGAAGCGAGAGAGGCGAGCCATCCGGGTTCTCGAGCGCCAAGCGGTTTCGGAAGTCGGGGTCTTGATGGCTGAGGATGAATCGGATCTGAGCCTCGTTCCCGTCGAGCGCCATCTCGAGGCACTTCCCGCGGACGCGCGCGAGCATGCGCCGCTTCCCTTCGTGCATCTCCTCGAGCAGGTGCTCGCGCGCCGAACCGAGCGCCATCCCGAGATCGGTGGCGATCTCGCGTTGCGACCAGCCGGAGTAGGCCAGAAACTCGGCCCGCTCTCGTTGCTTCGGCGTGATCTCGAGCCCGCCGCGCCCAGGATGAGGGCGCGTGTAGCCGGTGCGCTTCTTCTGTCGCTTGCGCCTGCCCTTCACTCGCTCGCCTCTCTAGCTGCCCTGCCCGATGTCGCCGCCGATCTCGATGATGTGGCGCGTCTCGGGCGTGTCGCGGTTCGGGAACGTCGCGCGCACAGTGCCCGGGCCGCGGACCTCGTACTCGAGCCGATGGAAGCCCGGATAGAGGTGTGTCGTGTCGGTCCAGTCGGTCGCGAGCCAGGTGTAGCGGACGATGCCGGTGGTCGGGGTCGGGTCGATCGTCATGGTCCGGCTGATCACGCCGCCGTCGCTCAAGTAGATGTGCATCTCGACCTCGTCGGCGCCGGTCAGGTCGTAGACCGTGAGGTCCGGGTTCAGGAGCGTCGCGACGAGGATCGGGCGCGTGTCGCGGTGTTTCAGGTAGTGGTAGCAGGCGGCGCTCGGCCGCGTCGAGGTCGTCACGGTTCCTCCGTGGTCTGCTCGCTCGCCGCGAGCGTGGCGGTGTAGGCCGAACCGGCTAGGGTTGCGGTCTGGTCAGAGGCAGCGACCGTGGCGCTCGTCTCGGAAGCGGTGCAGGATGCCGTCGTCTCCGAGGCCGCGAGCGTCGCGGAGATGTACTCGCCGCAGCCGGCCTCGACCGGGATCTCGGAAGCCCCGCCCGGCGACTGCGCTGCAGCGACCGCGGCGGCCCGACCCGCTTCGAGGGCGCTGCTCTTGGCGACGGCTGGAGCGGCGGAAGCACCGACGGCGGGCGTCCGGTCAGCGGCCGCAGCGACGGAAGCGGACGCGTCCGGAGCGCGCGCGGCGCCGACCGCGGGCGCGTGCCCTGCGGCGCTGGCCGTCGAGATAGACGGCGCTGCGGCGCGGGCGGCGCCGACTGCCGCGGCACGGCCGGAGCTCGGTGCGGTCGAGGAGGCGACCGCCGGCGCCTGGCTGTTCCCGACGGCTGGCGCGCGGCCGGCGGCCTGGGCGGTCGAGACGCTCGCGGCCGGCTCGCGGCTCGAGGCGACGGCGGCTGCGCGGCCGGCCTCGACGGTGCTCGAGGCGACGTGCGCCGGGGCCCGTGTCGCGGCGACGGCCGGAGCCGAGGACGCCGGGAGCGTCAGATCGCCGATGCTCTCGGGCGACCGGACGGCAGCCACGGCCGGCGCTCGGCCCGCGGCGGGGGCGACGATGGGGACCGGAGCCCCGGCGGCGCCGGTCGCGGCGGCGCGGTCGGTCGCCAGCGCCGAGGACGCGGAGGGGGCCGGGCTGCGGACGCCGGCGACCGCTGTCGCTCGGCCGGCGTCGACGGTGCTCGACGCCGACGGCGCGGCCGCCTGGCTCGCCGCCACAGCCGTCGCACGGGCCGTCTCCGGGCTGGTGGTCGGCACCGGGGCGTTCGTGGCCCCTACGGCAGGCGCGTGTGTCGCGGCGAGGGCGCTCGAGGTCGATGGCGCTGCGGCGGCCGCGGCAGCGACGGCGGGGGCCCGACCGGCGCCGAGGACGCTCGAGGCAGACGGGTCCGACGTCCGGACGCCTGCGACGGCGGCGCCGCTGCGGCCAGCGGCAGACGCGACGACAGGCGCGGCGGATCGGCTCGCCGCGACGGCTGGTGTCCGGTCGAGCGCGAGGATACTGCTGGTGCTCGGCGCCGCCTCGCGGACGGCCCCGACCGCGGGGGCCCTGTCGGCCGCAGGAGTGGTCGCGACGGACGCCTGGGCGGCAGCGGAGGCCCCGACCGCCGGGGTCCGGTCGCTGAGGGGCGCGGACGACGCGGACGGTGACGCGGAGCGCGAGGTGCCGATTGCGAGCGCGCCACTCGCCAGCGGGGCCGACGAGGTGGATGGCGCCGCGCTCCTGGCGGCGGCAACGGCGGCCGCGCGATCAGCGGCCAGCGTCGAGGATGCGCTCGGCGCCGCGGCTCTCGCGGCCCCCACGGCTGGCGCGCGGTCGGTTGCCACCGTCGAGGAGGCCGAGGTAGCCGGGCTCCCGCTGTCCGCGCTCGCTGCGGCGCGGCCAGCAAGGGGCGCGCTTGAGGCGCTCGCGATGGCGGGGCGAGTCCCGCCAACGGCTGCGGCACGATCACCCGCGATCGTGGACGAGGATGACGGGGACGCGGACCGAGCGGCGCCGACCCCTGGAGCTCGGTCCGCCAGCGGGGCCGACGATGACGATGGCGCCGCCGCGCGCGACGCAGCGACAGCCACCGCCCGTCCGGCGTCGGCCGTGACGGACTGCTGGTCCACCGTGAGCGGAGCGGTCGCACGGCTCCGCGTCTGGACCTGCGGGAGTGGCTGCGGAAGCCCGCCGGCGCGCTCCGGGACCGAGGCGTCTACATCTCCCGCCGCGGCGAATGGGGCAGTACCCTGTGGCGGGACATGGCGCGTAACGAACCGTGGAGCCGGAGTCGGCGGCAGAAGCGGGAACGTCGAGGCCGAGACGACAGACGGCTCTCTGACCCCAGCGACGGCTGCGGCTCGCCCTGCCGTAGCTGTAGTACTGACGACGAACGGCGGGGCTGTGACGCGATGGACCTTGACGATCTTCTGCGGGGCGGGGGCCGACGCGATAGCCGCTGGAGCCGAAGCGGGCTGAAGAATCGAGACGGAGGCCGCGAGGACGGCCGCTATTGCGGCGGCGCGGCCGGCGCTCGCCGTCGTCGAGAACGCGAGCGGCGGCGCCGTTGATCCACCGTGCGGACGCTGCGACTCCGGCGGACGCTGCGCGCCCGCGGGCTGCCGCCATCCGACGTTGTCGGACGTCGCGGCGGCGGTCGGGCTGAGCGGCTGCCAGATCCAGGACATGAGGGCGCTACGTGATCTTGCGGAGGCTCCACCCGATCGTGCGATCGCTGCCGGCGAGCCTCGTCACGCTCACTTCCCATCCGTGGGCGACGAACATCGCCGGGCTCACCCACGGCGACGCCTGCGCGCCGGTCAGGATCGACTCGAAGATCTGGCGCTGCGTCGCGCCTGAGCCGTTGACCTTTTCGTAGAGCCTCACACGGTACTGGTCGCCAGCGATCATGTTCGCGAAGTCGATCCAGACCTGTAGCAGGCAGTCGTCTGTCTGGTCCGTCTTCGACGTGGAGTCGGAGGCGAGATAGTACTCGGTCGTGCTGATCGAAGCCGAATCATCAACCGTCGAGAGCGCCATCTCGCTATCCTCCGATGCCGAGCGCCGCGCATTGATACCCGGTGTCGGGCGCGTTGTTGCATCGCCCGCGCGCGTAAAGCGTCGCACCCGCGGGCACGCGGCAATAAGCCGCAGCGACGCTGAGGTTCTCGTCGAGCGGCGTCCCGACGCCTTCCGACGTGTTCCCGCCATGCATCCGGCGAAGGATGACGTGCTTGTTCGAGCCGTCGCCGTAGGCGAGTTCGAGGTAGGTGTACTCGCCTGTAATCGTCCCGTTGTCGATCTGGTAGCAGAGCTGCCACCACCAGCACTCGCGCGTAGTCGTTCCGAGCGAGGCCCACGAGCCGTCAGCCGCGTTTCCGGGCGTCACGCTCGTACCGCTTGAGCCGGTGACGCCGATCGTCTCGGCGTATTGCCCGACCGGAAACATCCATGGGGCGTCCGGCCTTCCGCTCAGGCGCATGCCCACGCGCACGGTCCCCGCCGTCGCGTTCGACCCTTGGATGCGAATGCCGACCGTCGCGCTCGCCGGGACGCGAAACGGGATCAGGAACGAATGCCCAGGAGCGCCGCCGGCCGCGATCGTAGCAGAAGCGCCGCATACGATGTCTGAGATGACCGCCGTGTAGGAGCTTCCGCCGGCCGGGTCGATACCGATGTCGAGAACATGACGCTTCGCTGCGGTCGCGGTGCTGCCGTCCGAGACGCGCAGCTGTATCCACTGGCACTCGTTCGCGACTGTGCCGAGGCCGGATGCTGTCCAGGAGCCCTCGACGTCTGAGGCTCCGGGCGTGACCGAGGTTCCGGGAGTCGAACTAGGATTCGTCCCCCAGTTATCAAGGATGTACGAGCGGCGCGACCGCGGAGTCCAGAGAGGCATGCCTTACCCGGCCATCACGAGGGGCGGCTGTTCACCGACAACGCGCGCCTGGGTCAGCCAAGTTAGCTCCGCAGACTGAGGCGTGCCCGCGAGCCAATAGGCCCGTGGCGACACGGGATAGAGCGGCGGCCAGACCATCTGTTCCGTTCCGCTCGTGCCTCCGGTCCATGCCGCTCTAGCAACGAGGTCTCTGTCGTCGCTGGCGAAAGGAAGATCCGCCACAAGATCAGCGCGTCGTACTGGAAGGGCAGAGCGATACTCGCGGTAGACCTCCTGCGGCGTGAGCGCGACTCGCCACGCGCGAAAATGGGCCACGAAACCCTGCATGCTGCTTATGTAGTTAGGTGCTCCTATCGCAGCCACGCGCGTGCTAAGGATGTCCGTCGCTGCGTGCCCGCTCCCGGCTCTGGCCGCTAGGCGGCCATCGACATATCCAAGAACGAAATGGACGCCTGTCGCATCCGTCCCGCCGTGCGAGGTGATGCAGAGATGGTAGTACCGGCTCGAATCGTATGGATCTAGGAGTGTGACGGAGGCACCGCTTGAGCCGTCATCGACAAGAATCGAGAACGCGCTCGACCCGTAGCTGCGACGGACATAGACCCCATCGGAAACCGATCCCCCGCCGCCGATTCCGAAGAGTGCCCGTGCGTCTATGTCTGTTATCAACCGATACCATCCCATCAGGGTGAAGCATCGGGCTGTCAGGCCAAGGCCATCGTTGTATTTCTGCTGTGGACCGCTCGCGCTACCTCTCGCCATCAGGAACTCGTGAAGGTGATGCCGGTGTACTTATAGGAGTGATCCCCCTCGGTCGCCGAGAGTGCCACGCCCGTATAGTTGCGGACGACAATCCCCCACTTTCGCGGCAAGATGCCGCCAAAGACTGGGGCGACTGACATCGGACTCGACTCATACGTAAGCGCGCCCGAATCCGGACACTCGATCACGCCGATGACGCGTAGGTTTGTCGGTGCGCGGAGCGTGATCGCCGCGTCCGAGCCAGTCGCGTTGTCCGTGTACGTCGAGCCGTCTTCAGACCCGTAGGCGTAGACGTAGACTGCCTTGTCGTTCGCCGGTGTGCCCGATTGGAGCGCGACCTTCACCTGCACGATCGCGTCGAGGTAGAGATTGCTCGTGTTGTCGATTGCCGTGGATTCCCGCCCCGCCGTCGCAGAGGACGCAAGCGAGGCGAGGGTGAGCGTGAGCGATGTCGATGTCCCATATGCGACCTTGATGCTCGCCATCTCAGCTCACCCCGCTCAACGTCCATGCCGTGCCGTCCCACGAGCTGCCATAGCGCAACCATGGGTTGTAGACATCCGTTTCGTCCTGTAGCGCCTGCCATCGCGCCTCGAGCGCCGCCTGGACCTCAGACAGCGTCGGGGTCGTCTCGACGCTATACGTCTCCACGACCTCGCGCACCACACCCGACTGCAGATCCGCCAGCTCAGGAGCCGAAGCGTCTTTCCATGCGGATGTGGCGCCCGCCTGCGCGTAGAAGCCCTGCCTTGCCGTCGGGACCGTGAGCCAGTAGGCGACGTTCCATCGGCCTGCGTGCGGCCTGTCGAGGACGATCACCCTTCGGGCCATTCCCCTCTTCCCCTCTCCCCTTACGTTGGCAGCACGATCGGTGGCGGCGTCCCTACGCTCTGCCCTTGCGGTGTCCAGCCGGCGGGCGCGGCATCGCCGGTGTCGATCGCCGACAGCACGAGTCCGCAGGCGACGAGGCCGTCGTAGTTGTCGGTCCACGAACCGCCGTCCGTCCGCTCCGTTCTGTGGATCGTCGGCTGGGCGCCCTGCAGACAGTACGGAATCGCGGCGTTGTAGCCGCTCTCGACGGTCACTATGCCGAGGTCCACAACCTGCCCGCCGCCATCGTCTGGCCGCACGGTGACCCTGTAGTTCGTGTCGGGCGTTAGGAGCACCGGGCTTGGAAGCGGGGCTCGCCACAGCACATGTCCACCAGCAATCGCGTCGGTGTCCCGCGACACCGAGGCGATGACAGCACCCGCGCTGTCGTAGAGCCGCAGCGAGACGCTGGTTCCCTGAAACACGCCGTAGCCCCAAAGCTCCGAGCACATGGCTCGGAACGGCAGCGCGACGATTTTGTTGCCGACCTCGTCGGGCGTCGTATCGTGGTACACGCTAATGCCCGTGGAGAAGTCCGGGTTCGGTGGCATCATGCTCGGATGGCTTACTACGATCTCGTCTGACCACGTCGGAACGCACAGCGGAATCTTTACTCCGGGCGGACTCCACGCTCCAGATTCGTATAGCAGCACGCTGGAGTCTCCTGACATACCATCCGTTGCAAGCCCGACCGTCTCCAGGTCGCCAACGGTCGAGTCGAACTCGATCACGAGCGCAACGAGCTGGCCAAGCGTGACGGCGTAGGGCGTTCCGAACGTAATCCCCTTGATGGTTTGGTCGTCGCCGTTTGCGACAGCCACGGTGCCGCTCGCGAGGATGCTCCCATCCGGCTCTCCCGACGCATTCAACGCCTGCAACGAGCCCTTGAGCGTTTGGCCGGTCGTAACGGTGTTGAGCGGAAACCGGAAGCCCGTCATCGTGGCCGTGCGATGGCTGGCGAACACGATCGCGATCTTCTCGCCGCTCGCGTCAATCCCAACGCCCAATATGCTCTGCGAGCCCCACGGTGTCGGGATGAGGAGCGGGTACTCGATCCACGCCATGCGCCTAGACCCCCGCGCTCCGCAGGAGCCGCGCCCGCGCTTCCTCGCGTTCTAGCTTCCGCTCGAACGGATCGCACCGCCCGCGCGCGGCACACGCGGGGCAGATGAGCCCCATGCACTGCTTGCAGACGCCGCCCATCGAGGCCGGATCGGCACGCGGCGGGACATGCACGATGCGCTGGCAGTGCGCGCATGTGAACGTCTCGTGTTCCCGCGTGCCGTCCGGTCCCGTGATCCGGACGTAGCCGGTGAGCCGCTGTGAGGGCACTCGCGGCCTCCGACTACTCGCGGAAGGTGACGGTCGCGGTCGCCGTGAGCGCGGACGAGGCCCCGTTCTTCAGCTTGATCCCGGCGTTCGCCGTCGCCGCGATCACCAGCTCGCCCTCGCCGTAGGCAACCCAGGTGTACGTCGCCCGCTGATTGAGCGGGATCGACTCGAGGATCACGCCCTCCGTGCCGCTCGCCGTGATCACGTCCTTCGCCAGCGTCACACACGCCGCGTCGGCCGGGTTCACCGGGTTCGGCGTAACGCTCGTCCCGGTGCTCGCCGTCGAGGTGCGGATCATGACCCAGGTCAGCGTGGCGTCGGCTGGAGTCGCGTCGATCCCGAACTCGGCCTTGAGGATCTGGACTCGCCGCATCGACGAGCCGGGCGCCTCGATCGCGCCGATGTCGGCGGTCGTGCCGGTGCGGTTCAGTTCTGCCGTGTAGACAGCCATCGTTTTCTCTCTCCCTTTCTGGCCGTCACCTGACCTACTGGTTGAACAGGTGGTGGAACCCGGTCGTCGGCAGGGTGATCGTGAACGTGCCGTTCGTCACGGCCTGATCGCTGCCGAAGTCGTGGAGCCAGAACAGCGGCTTGTCGGTCGCGGAGTCGTTGTAGAGCACCGCGTAGCGGATGCCGCTGATCGTGGCGCCCGGTCCCCACGACGGGTCTGCCGCGTCGATCACGCAGATCGAGGCCCCGATGCAGCACCACGTCACCGTGTTGTCCGCCGGCTGCTCGTCGTAGAAGGTCGTCGTCCACGTCGGCTCCGTCGAGGCGTGCGACGTGCCCGACGTGATCGCAACGTAGAGGCGGCCGTTGCCCGACGTCGGCCGGATCACGTCGCCCGCCGTGTAGGCCGTGCCCGTCGCCCAGGTGGGCGACCACGAGTTCGCCGCCGTGGTCGTGATCGTCTTCGATCCGACCGTCGCGCCGCCCGAGGAGTAGCCGGTCCCGCTCACCTCGTTCGTGAGATCGGTGTAGACCTCGTGCGTCGCGAGGTCGTATGCGTAGCTCGAGCTGTGGAGGGATACCTTCATCGTGTCGCTCAGGTAGTCCGACTCGCGCGCTTCGGCCGCGCCCGAACCGCCGAGCATGTTCTCCCAGGCCCGCCGAAACCAGTAGGTCGCCATGGCCGTCTAGCCTCCCTCTAAGGAATTCGTCTCACCGTCCGGTGGTCGCAGAAGAACGCGACGGCCGGTACCACTCGCCCGCAGATCGGGCAGTCCCACGCGCGCCCGGGCCGCTCTGGCTCATGCTCGCGCACCGCGCGTTCGAAGGCCGCGGCTCGCACCTCTGCAGCCGAAGCCGTCCGGTGCATTCCAGGCTGCGCCGCGCAACTCACCCTTCGTCCTCCACAATGCCGCCCGTCCGCATTAGCGAGCGCACATCCGCGTCCGTCGCTTCCGCCCTCTGCGCGATCACCTCGAGCCGCTCGCGCACCTTGCCGAGCGAGTCGGCGATGTGGGACAGCGTCCGTTTGACCCAGCGCCGATCCCGACGAGCCGCGAGGCGCTCCGTCTCAAGCACACTCACGCGCCGCTCGATATCCGCTACTCGACGATGGAGCTCCACGGTGGACGCGCGCTTCGCCGGCATCAGGCATGGTCCTCCGGTCCGTCTCCTTGCCACCCATCCTTGAACATCTCCGGGGCCGGAGCCCTCAAGCGTTCCGTCTTCGCCTGAATCCGCTGCGTTCGCGAGATGGCCTTGATGACTTCTTCTGCTACGCGCTGCGTGCCGCGCATGCTTTCATGCCCGTCCGCGATCCATAGCTCCTCGCGAACGTCATCGAGGAGCCGCTTCTGCTGGATCAGCTCGTCTACGTCGATCAGCCGCGTCTCGCCGTCCGCGTTGAGGATCGTGAGCAGCGCGTGAAGGACGTGGCGGTCGCGGTCGAGCATGTATCGCACCGCCTTCGCCTCGAGGCGCCTGAGCTCGGCCGCCTTCTTCCACCGCTGCCGAGCACGCCCCAGCCATGCCCAAAGGCCGAGTGCGGCGCCGCTCAGGATGGCCGGCAGAGCCTTCCAGAGCGCCTCCTGCGCCTGGTCGAATGGCGACTGACTCGCCATCGGAAGCGGCTGCGCGGTCACTTCGCCTTGCGAGCCAGGAGCCAGCGCAGCGTAGGCTGCAGGAGCGCCACGACACCGGCGACGCCGGTCGTGAACGCGGCGATGATCGTGGGCCACTGCTCGCGCGCCTGGTCGAGCGAGACGGGCGCGTCGGGGTTCGCCGTGCTGAGGTAGCCGGCGACGAGCCGCAGCGCCGAGTCGAACAGCGGAATCTGGACGCCGAACAGGATCGCGGCGGACTGCGTCACGAGCAGCAGCGCGAACACGACGCCGAACGCGATGCGCTTCCAGCCCTTGCCGACTTTCGCGTCGAGAAACGCGAGGACCGCTTCCATGATCGCCCCCTTCTTTGCTTTCCATCCGAGGCGCACATACCACGGCGCCTTCGCGTCCTTGAGCAGGTCAGCCACCGGGTCATCACCCATCGAGGCGAACCTCGAAGCCGAACCAGAGCCCGAGCGCCTTGATCGCCGCAGCCGGCGGCCATGAGCCTCGATGCCGCAGCAGGCGGTAGAATCCACGGATCTCTGGCCCGAGGCGCACCGGCTTCGGCGGCGCGCTCGCGAGGAAGGCGATCTTGCCGGAGAGGCTCCAGCCGAAGCGCCCTGCCCGCGGGATCGTCACGGTGGCGAGGGCGCTCGGCTTGAGGGGGCCGAGCTGCGGAAGCCGGACCACGAGGCCGCCACCGGCGCCGCTCTCGTTGACCTGGGCGACGATCATCCCGCGCTCGTCCTGGCGCAACGCCGAGGCCGCGCGGTCGATCGCCTCCGAGATGCTCTTGATGTCGTAGGGCGACAGCGAGCCGGACGAGTACGTCGCCGGGCTCGGGAACGAGATGGGACCGGGATAGCTCGTGCTCATCTGGCGAGCGCCAGGACGACGAGGGCCGTCGTGAGGACAACGACAGTCGCAAGAAGATCGCGCTCGTGGTAGGAGCGGCCGCTCCACCAGCTCACCGCGCGGCGCACCGGGCTCACCGCCACTCCCCACAGACGGGCTCCGGCGGGGCGCCCGACGTCTTGCTCGGGTAGCGGTTGAGGGAGCAGAGCCGGCAGTCTCCGGTCCCGATCTCGAACATGACGGGGTTGCTCGGGTGTGGCGCACATGTCGCCCCGGCCCGCGACTCGAGTGCATAGCCTCCCGTGAGCCACAGCTCGATGGCGGCACGGTCGGCGTGCCCGTCCGGGCGCACCGGACAACTCGCCCGCGGCTGGCCGTCCGCGTAGGGCGACAGACCGATCGCCGCGCAGTATGGTTCGTTCCGGATCACGACGGCAGTGTTGTCGAGGTAACGGCCGACGTAGATGCTGGAGTTGAACTGCCACCGCGCGCGCCCGATCTCGTCGGAGCCCCAGCCGTCAGGCAGCGTCGCCGCGGTCCACGTCGGGTCCGGGCATGGTGCGACCGGGCAGGAGCCGGAAGGCGGTGGCGGCGACGGCGCTGCCCCGGCGTAGGTGTACCAGCCGTGGACCGTGAAGGCGCTGTCGGCCGTGATGAGGCACCCATTGCCGTAGTGGAACAGCTTGGCCGCGTTCCAGTCGTTCGACGCCGGCGCGCGGCGCACCCACAGGTGATCCTTCTTCTCGCCGTCCACGACCGCCTGACTCGCCGCGATGCCGCGCCGCTGGAGCGCGTGCGCGATCAGCAGATACCCGTGGTCGATCGCGCTCGGCCCGCCGGCCATGCACCCACCGGACCACGCCGTCGGGCATGCCGTCTGCGCCTCGACCTCTGCGAGGAGGACCGCCTGCTTCCAGTCGCTCGGCAAGCTCTGGTCGGCGGCCACCGGCCACGCGGAAGCGGGGGCGGCAGGGGCCGAGAGGGCGGGCGCGAGCGTTGGCTGGCACTCGGTCGCCGGAGGCGCCGGAGGGACGGGCGGTGCCTCGCAAGGCGGCGCCTTCACGGGGCAGGCCTCGCCGGGCGGCTGGTGCTTGCACTCTCCGCAGCTCATGCCGGCCTCGTGGCACCACGGCACGCTGAGCTCTGGGCACGTCGGCCCCGGGGGCGGGGCGGGCGGGCGGGTCGGCAGCGACGAGCAGCCGGCAGCGCCTAGCACCACGCCGACGGTCCAGGCCCAGACGAAGCGCCAACGAGATGTCATCGCTCCCTCACCGGAGGCTCGATCTCGAGGCCTGGGATCTCGCGGACGACCATCACCGCCTCGTGCTCGCGGAGCTTGTACGAGTCGCGGATCGCGGCGGCGACGGCCGCATTCGGATACGACGGGCCGATGTAGGAGCGCCGATCGGTGAGCTTGTCGAGGACCATCACGCGCCATCCCCTGCCGCGGGGCATCTCATGCGGCCCGCCGCACCCGCTGCTCGCTCGGCTCTCGCTCCTCGGAGTGGCCGTTGTCCGTGATGCCGCCGCTCGGCGGCTTGGCCTGGAGGGGCGAGAGCCGAGCGAGCAGCGGGGCGGGGCGGCAGTCGGGCCCCGGGGATGAGGGGGCGCTGCCGGCGCGAGACAGCGTCACCGCCGCCCCGCCCTTCTGCGCGGCGATGAGGGCGCCGCCTTCCCTGCGGGGGATCATCCGTCAAGCCTCCGCACGCCGAGGACGTCGCGTGCCGCGAAGCGCGACACGTTCACGCTGTCGGACTGGTTGCCTCCGAGAATGAGCACGGCGGCCGTGCCGTCGAGGCCGGCGAAGAACCCGACATGGCCGGGAGCATCCAGGACCGCGGGCCCGGGCTGCGGCGCCTTGCCGCGCTTCAGGACGACAACGTCGTTCTCGGGCTGGGCATCCTCGAGCGCGACCGGCGTGCCGACCCCGAGCCAGCTACGGGCGACGAGGGACTTGGAGCGCGGGAGCCGCAGCAGCCACGCGATCCAGTTCGCGAAGGCACTGCACCAAGGGACGGCGTCGTCCTTGGGCCACTTGGCGTCGAGCTGCAGCATCGCGAGGATGTGTGCGTTGCTCGCGACGCCTGAGACCTCGCGCAGGCCGACGAATCGCTGCGCTAGGCTGTACGCGGTGACCTCCAACCTCGGACCCCCTTTGCCGATGCGCTGGCCGATCAGGTACGAGGTGGGGCTTGTCAGACGCTGGCCACCGGCCCTCCGGGGGCGACGATCCCGGCAGAAGGGCTTACGACTGCGCCAAGTCTAGCACCCTAAGTCAAGCCCGGCGCCCCATGTAGATACCGACGAGACTCACGTTTCGCTTGCCGCAGCGTCGGCAGACTCGGACGAGCCACGCACCACGAGACGACCACTCGACTACGCGCCAACCGCGAAACCAGCATCGCCAACCATGCGGGGAGTCGATCATCTGCTCGCTCATCGTGATCCCCCAGCCTGAGATTGGCCGAGCGCAGCCGCCAGCTCGGACGCCGTGATCCCCTCGAGTTTTCCCATCGTACACCGCAGCGTGCCCGCCCGGTCGCTCGCGATCCGGAAGTCTACTGCTGCCGGCGCCCGGTGCTGGACCAGCCACACCGCCGCCGCGAACTCGCGCAGCACCTCCGGCGAGATGGGGCGGTCGGTCAGGGCTTCGCCTCTCGGGTGGCGCGGGCCTCGGCCAGAACCGCCTGCACGCTGTTCAGACCCGGGTTGATCGGCCCGTCGGTGGCGTCCTCCGCGATCTCCAACAGCAGCCTCCGCAGGCGCTCCACCTCGCGGGTCAGGCGCTCGTGCGAGGAGAGGAGCGTCATGACGTGAGCGGCTGTCTCAGTACACGAAACAGGCTCGTACTCGCCGGGAAACTCGTCGTGATGGGACTCGTCCACAAACCGTTGCAGCCTCACCTTCGCCTGCTCCACGTCGCTCTCGGGAGCGGCCATCACCACTCCGTCGAGGCCAGGAAGCCCGGCCCGCTCTCTCGCGCCCATTCGCCGCACGTTCGCCGCTGTTTCTCGGAGCCCTTCGGCGCGTCCTCGTAGTTGATCGTGAACGGCTTGTCGTCAGGCCACTGCTTGACCGTCGGGGCCGGGTAGTTCGCAAGTGTGAACTCGTCGCGGTCGCTCTCCCGCCAGAGGTGCTCGGCTTCCTCGGCGCTGTGCGCCACCACAAGATCGGCATCCTCGATGAAGAACACGTGCAGCACGTCGCTCTCGGGGGCGGGGCGGGTCATCGGTTCTCTCCCTTCTCGCGGGCGGCGGCGAGGGCGGCGCGAGCAACAAGCCCAGCCTCCTGACACGAATCGCAGCACGTATTTGTGGCAATACTGCGTAGCGCCTCCATCGCCTTCGCCAGCTTGGCCTCGTCCTGCTCGGCGCGCTCTTTCTCGGCCAGGTATTGCTCGCCCAGCCTGTACTTGTCGCGTATCAGATCCACTCGCTCCCGCGTTAACTCCTCGACCTCGGCGCGGAGGGCG